CGATGTTTCGTTTCGATGGGGTGAATTTAGCGTGATGCTAAATTATGCGCAATAGCAAAATGCTAAATTGTTGAATGGTTTTATTTAGCGTATTGATTAATAAGCGATTAAAAATTTACAGCGAAGGAATTCGGGACGTAAAAAAGCCCGCGCGATGGCGGGCTTGAGGGGTTTTGCGTGAGGTTATGGGATGTTTAGTATTTTGGCATCAACCACAACGCCGATGATTTTGCAGTTTCCATTAATTTCTAGCATTGGATATGCGGGGTTAAGGGGCTTTAGGAAGCGTCTGCCGGCATCGATTACAAGCTTCTTAAAGGTCGCTTCGTTATCGCCTTCTAGCTTCGCGACAACCAGCTTTCCGTTGCGCGGCTCGACTTCAGGATCAACAAGTATCGCTGCTCCCTCGGGTATGCTCAGTCCAGCCGGGGAGGTCATAGAATCCCCTTTAACGTCCAGCCAGAATGAATCTTCTGAGCAGTCAACAGTCGTGTCATACCAGCGATCTATCGCTCTTCGGTGATAAGGTTCTACAGCTTCCATCCATTGCCCCGCGCTTACCCAGCTGATTACAGGATAACTTCCTTTTGTCTCGTTCAGTCCTCGAAATGCAACGTTCGAAGGTTCTTCACTGGCGTGTAAAACATCCATCCAGCCAAAAGGCAGATCAAGCGCAGTTTCAATTTTGCGAGCCATCTTATCGCCGATATTGCGATGAGGGTTTGGTCCCAGTAGCTGGCTAAGCGCAGCCGGACTTGTCTCGATGAGCTCGGCAAACTGCGCTTTGGTCATTCCAGACTCGTGCTGACGCTTCTCGTACAGCGCTTCCAGGTTGGCTTTTCTGATTTCTTTATTTTCCATACCTGCATTGTTACTGCTTTTAGCAAAATGATAAATGTGCAAATTGCTAAATGATGCTTGCGTAGTATTTAGCATAACGCTAAACTCCAAATCAAACGACTCACCCGGAGACACCAATGAGCACTGAACTACACCGCTGGCGCAAGGCCGCCACTACCGACGAATGGGCGCAGCTCGCAAAGTTGGCTAACACGACGCCAGGTTACCTGGACCAGATCGCCTACGGAAATCGCCGGGCATCTCCAGAAATGGCATCTGCTATCGAGAAAGGCACGAAGAATTTTCACCGCCAGGCTCCGGTCCTAAAAGAAAGCCTGGTATTCGCATCGCCGCGTGATACTGCGGCCTAACCACGAAAGGGAAAGCAATGCATTCACTTGCGTATCAACACAATACCGGAATACACCCGGGAGCGATGATAAACCGCGCTCAACCTAAGGCGGCGCCTGACCACGAAAAGATCCGCGATGCGGTCCGGGCATGGTCTTCGGCGCTGGACAATCAGGACGTCGTTTCGGCACTGATCATCAACGAATACCGGGAGCAGGGCGGGACCGCCATCAGCTTTCCTGACGACATCAGCCGTGCGCGCCAGAAGCTGTTCCGCTTCCTGGATAACCGTTTCGACTCCGAACAGTACCGCGAGAACGTGCGCCAGCTGACACCCGCAATCATGTCCGTATTGCCGCTGGAGTACCGCAACCGCCTGGCGCCGCAGAACGACACGATGTCGCTGATCGCTTCTGCGATGAAAGAGTGTGCTGAAGCTAAACAGGCCGTGCTTTTGGACGCCCCAGAGCATCAGAAGCTGAAAGAGGTAAGCGAGGGTATAGCTTCGCTGTTCCGCCTCATGCCGGAGCAGGTAGGCCCACTGATGACGATGGTCACGTCGATGCTGGGGGTTATGTGATGGGAAGTATCAAAAATGGCGAAAGCCAGTCTGCGCGAACAGAACTGGCCTTCAGATGCAAATCGTGTGCACTCATTGCAGGAGGAATAATGGCAAAAAATCCACGCTATTACCATACCGCTGTACATAAAAACATAGCCCGCGACCGCTTCATCCGCTCGGTTAACCCGATTGTGGCAGAGAAGATGCGCGCCATCCTGGAAGAATTGAAACGTAAGGAGAGTGGCCGTGGGTAACGTATCCAATTTAGCCGAAGCCAGAGAGGCCAGAAGGCTCCAGAAACCGCGCACGAATGACGGTAAGGGGTTTGCCTTGCTGCACCGTAAAATTATGGATGTGCCGTTCTACAAGGACGCTGAGGCGGCTCATTTATGGGTTCACCTGCTCCTGCGCGCTAATCACGAACAGACACTGGTATCGACTGATGTTGGCGATGTGATCTGCGAGCGCGGCGAGTTCATCACCGGGCGTAACACGCTGGCAATGGAAACGGGTTTGACCGCTGATCGCGTTAAATCACTGCTCCGTAAATTCCAGAATCTGGGCATGATCACCACCAAATCGAACAACCGTTTTACTGTTCTAAAAGTGGTCAAATATGACGAATATCAGTCAAATTTTTGTCCAGCCGATGTCCAGCCAGTGTCCAGCGCAAACGCAGTAATAACAATGCCTGTGGAGGATGTGTGTCCAGCCGATGTCCAGCCGGTGTCCACAGATAACAATATATTAAATAACTTACTACCTAAAGGTAGTAAGTATGTCGCAAATGACCAGAACCCCGCTGAAGAGAAAAAGTCCCGTTTGTCATGCGATGAAGTATGGCAATGCCTGAAAGACGAACTGCCTGAAGCCCGGGGATGGAGATGCCTCACTGATGAGCGACGCAATCTGATCCGCACCTTCTGGGGTAAGGCTAACAAGATTGCCCGCAACCTGGACGGCAAGCCGATGGATATGGACGGTTTCAGAAGCTATCTGCGATATATCGCTCAAAACTGCCGCTGGATGCTTGAAGACCGACCAGACCAGAAATCCGGGAAAACCTGGCGCCGCATGAAATTCGATAAGTTCCTGACCGAAAAGCTCTACATCGAAGTGCGCGAGGGGGATCGTGATGACCGCTGAATTCATGGCTGTGCCACAAAACCTCGAAGCGGAGCAGAGCGTTATCGGTGGCCTGCTGCTGGATGATGACAACAGCGAGCGAGTCCAGAAGGTTCTGGCGATGCTCAAGCCTGAGTCGTTCTACAGCCGACCTCACCAGCTGATCTTTGCCGAGATGCGCCAGATGTTCCGCGACAACAAGCCAGTCGATGGTCTGACATTGTTCGACGCGCTTGAAGGAAAAGGGCTCGCGGAGCAGGTAGGTGGCTTTGCTTACCTGGCGGAGATAGCCAAGAACACTCCAAGCGCAGCAAACATCGTGGCATACGCAGAATCAGTCCGGGAAGCCGCAATGGAGCGCTACGGTATCAACCGTCTGACCGAAGCTACTGAGCTGCTGTATTCCCGCAACGGTATGAGCGCTACGCAGAAGTATGAGGCCATTCAGGGTATCTTCACCCAGCTCGCAGATCATTCAAAAACCGGAAATCGTCGTGGGTTGCGGTCGTTCGGCGAGGTTATGGATGACTGGGTAGCAGATCTGGAAAAACGATTTGACCCCTCAGGCGAACAGCGCGGCATGAGTACCGGTATCCCGTCACTCGACCGGCTGCTGGCGCCGAAAGGTCTGGTTAAAGGCTCTCTGTTCGTAATTGGCGCAAGGCCAAAAATGGGCAAAACAACCCTGTACGGGCAGATGGCGATCAACTGCGCGGTTCGTGAGAAAAAGCCGGCGCTGATGTTCAGCCTGGAAATGCCAGGCGACCAGATCCTCGAAAAACTGGTTGGTCAGAAGTCGGGCATTAACCCGAGCATTTTTTACATGCCCGCCACGGATGATGCCGATGACCAGTATCAGGGCGACTACGACGGCGACTTTAAGAAGGCGATCGCAACAGCCGGGCGGCTGAGTGAAATCGACATGCTGTACATCGACGACACTCCTGGCCTGTCACTGGCGCATATCGTTACCGAATGCCGTCGAATTAAGCGCGAGAAAGGCTGCGTAGGCATGATTCTGGTTGACTACCTGACGCTGATGACCGCCGAAAAAGCAGACCGTAATGACCTGGCCTACGGGATGATCACCAAAGGGTTGAAGAACCTGGCCAAAGAGCTTGGCTGCGTCGTCGTGCTGCTGACTCAGCTCAACCGCGAACTGGAGAAGCGAGTGAATAAACGCCCGTTGCCGAGTGATTCCCGCGACACAGGACAGATTGAGCAGGACTGCGACTACTGGGTTGGTATCCACCGGGAAGGTGCTTTCGATGACAGCGTGCCGCCGGGCGAAACCGAGTTAATCCTGCGACTCAACCGCCACGGCAGTACCGGAACGGTTTATTGCAATCAGATTAACGGGGCAATTTACGACACAGACCAGCAGGCCGCCGCCGCAGAACGTCGCGGGCGCGAGCAGCAGCCGAAAAAGAAAGGGGGCTTCTGATGAAAGGCAAACAGGCAATTCTGCGTTATCTCGAAACGCACCGGACCTTCACTGCGAAGGATGTGGCCACAGAGTGCGTCATGACCATCAACTGCATCACCAAGAACGCTATCGATCTGGAGCGGGCCAGGAAGATTGTGCGCGTGAGCAAGGTCTGGCGAACGGTGACTTACCGCCTGGCGACGCCGGAAGAGCAAGATGGTACCGCGCGCAGCTGCACCAACGGAATATTTCAGGAGTGCCGCAACAGCGCGGCGATGAAGCGAGTATTGATGGTTTGGGGGAGGGTAGGGGTATGAGCAACAAATACGAAGATCTGATTAAAAACGCCAGGGTGAATGCAGAATGTGGTGAGCACATGTCACCGGCAGAAGTTACGACTCTGCTTAACGTGTTTGAAACCACATTCGCTGCGCTGGCTGCGGAGAATGCGGGGCTGAAGCAGTTCCCTGACCAAATCGTTAGCTTCATCGGAAAGTTGGGCTCAAGCGAAATCGGCAGAGACACGAAAGAAAAAATTGAGTTCGCTGCGAATAAGGTCAAAACCCCAGCCACCGACGCTTTCCTGGCTGAAGTGCGGGCGCAGGGTGTGGAGATGTTTGCCGCACATAAGCGAGAACGACAGCAGGCTCTGCGTAGCCGAAGCATGAGGATGTCTGAAGAGGCTGCTGGCATGGCCGCAGATGCTGAGAACTTCGCCGACGAGCTTCGCAAAGGAGTGCAGTCATGAGCGATAGATTTTACATGCTTTGTACTCGCGAAACGGTTGGCAGTAACGCGTCATCCCACTGCCACAACGGCAACGGATATAGCTCCAATATAGACCGCGCCCACGTGTACACCCGTGAAGAAGCTCAAAGAAGCTGGGAATTGGGTAGAGAGATTGATCAGCCGGTTTGCGCTGACAGTGTTGATTCCATGGCTGTCTGGCATGTCGATTGTCAGTACATACCTACCGAAAGTGTTATTGAGCCTGGCTGTGAGTCCTATGTGGCCTACAAAAAAGGCAGTTGGAACGGTAACGATGTGTACTGGTTGCAACATGGAGGCCTTCCAACTGACGACTTCAGTAAGGCATTCGTTTTTGTATCCGCCAACACGGCAGAGCCTGGCATTGTCTGGATTCCTTTTGCTTTAGCTGACAAGGCTAAGCGCCGCACGTTCAGCATCAATGAGTTTAACCGACGCACCATGGTTCAGGCGGCAGGGCTTGTCATGCCTGAGTGGCTGAAAAAGCACAACCGAAAAAAATCACGCAGCGGTAAGGTTCGCTGGAATTGCCCTTGCTGCGGAAAGATTAGCTGGCAGCTAAATCCATACGATTTCGATGGCTGCAGTGACATTGAATGTGAAGGTTGGAGGACCGCCCAATGAGCAACATCGACAAACGCGATATTCACAATCAGCAATTGAAGGCGTTTATTACTGGCTTCCTTACCGACCCAGCGCATGACAATCAGTCGCCTCGCAGCATGACTGCAGAGGTGTTTCGTATCGCGCTGGCATCTCTCGAAGCGGATCCTGTGGCGTGGCGATCGCTTTATTACGAGAATCACGGCCTTCTGACAGATTCAAAAAATGTCCTGGCATCCTGGCAAAAGCAAGGCTGGGAATGTGAGCCGCTTTACACCGCCCCGCCAGCACCGATATCTGATTCGCTCCTGTCAGATCTCTTGACGATTGCGAAAACTGCCGCCAATGCGGCAGACGAGTGCGCACATGCTGAGTTTGGCGACGACTCGATGGAACATTCAGCCGCAATAGCTGACTGGGAGCGCCGCGCCGCCATGCTTCAGGGTGCCGATGGCAACTCTCCTGTGATTGCGAAAGCATACGACATTGAAGCGTTCGGCGTATTCAGTGCAACTGAAGGCAAAAATGGTCTGCTGCTGCAGATCGAGCAATTTTGGTTCGGTACCGAAAACTGCCCGCAGATAGGTAAGGAAAATATGGTTCCGAAGTTTGCTCTTCAGGCAATCATCAATAGGCTTCAGGCTCATTGCAATAGCATGGGAGAAGATACGCTGATTGATATTTTTGCATCTTCAGCAGCACCTCAGCAGGAGGATAAATGACTCCACTACTCTGCCCATTTTGCGAATCGACAGCGCTTGGTATTGGCTACTCATTCAGTATTATGGGAAAGAAGCGCTACGTCCACTGCAAATGTGGTGCTCATGGGCCATTAAAGCGCAATAAGGCTGAAGCAATTTCTGCATGGAATAGCCGAATGAAGGTGTGGTTTTACGACCCAGAAACGCTGGCATGTGCTGGCGAGCGCAGGAGAACTGCGGCTTACATTGATAGTCTTAAGCAAGACGGCTTCACGCTAGAACTAATTGCAGCACCGCAGCAGGAGGTACAGCCGTGAGTAATCACATCATCAAATATGACTATCGTGACGGCGTAAAACTTGCGAAGCATGAAACAGAAACATGGTGCGGACATAAGCCTCAATTTTCTGACTGGTTGTTTCAGGACGCTCAGCATGCACTGTTGAGCATTGAGCAGGGTTCATTGCAGGTTCCATGCAAGAAGTGCCTCGCTGCAATCGTCAAAACGGCTAAGGAGGTGAAGCCGTGATTACAGCGCTGGCGTGGCATTTCAATGACAGCATTTATGGTTGGATGCTGGCAATAACAGCAATTCAGGATTTGGCTGTAGCGGCTTATATTTTCAGCTCGTGTAGAGGTCGCCATGCCTAACCCATTCGACGCAGCAAGGCTGTAAGAAAAATAGCAAACTATTTTAACTCATTGATATATACACATGTTTTACAATTTAACTGCTTCATTTCCTCTTGCATGGTGGTACATTCATTTGGCGATGTAAAACCAACAGGAGGCGTTATGAGTATCGATCAACTTTGCATGAAACAAGAGTGTTGGGCATTGGAGATGCTTGGTAGGGTTGGCGCTTTAACGCAGTGCCCTCATCATGAGGGCACTTATGTTGATGAGGGCATAGAAGAGTCCGACATCTACAAATACGCAGCCGGAGCTTATAAAAAAAGCAACGGTAGTCATCTATTCGAAAGCTTTAAAGAGATGACTGATGCTGTTAAAAGCGCATACGAAGAACACGGTGGAAATGATGTTTGCCCGCAGTGCTTTAAACGCGTGGACGACTAACTCATTGGCCTCTCCGGAGGCCTTTCTCTTCAGTTGATTTTGTTGAATCAACCGTCCATACTTTCTTTGCTGATGGTCTGAACACCCATTGGTGACTTCTGCGCATTTAAGGGGACTTAAATGCGACCACAATCTGAACTCCTCACATTGTCACAGATGCAGAAATGCACCTGCGATTTTCTGCATTCTGCGGTTTCCGTTAAGGAGGCCGTATGACTCTGCCAGTAGACGGTATCAAACTCCATCGTGGCAACTTCGCGGCCATCGGCCAGCAGATTCAGCCATTGCTGGATGCCGGGCAGTGCTTCCGCCTGCAGGTTAAGCCGTGGCGAGAGAAGCGCAGCCTGTCACAGAACGCGCTCAGCCACATGTGGTACACGGAAATCAGCGAGTACCTCATCGCCCGCGGCAAGACCTTCGCTACGCCTGAGTGGGTCAAAGACGCGATGAAGCACACCTATCTCGGCTACGAAAGCAAAGACCGTGTAGACGTCGTGTCCGGCGAGGTCACCACCGTCCAATCCCTCCGCCATACGTCTGATCTGGAAACTGGCGAAATGTACATCTTCCTGTGCAAGGTCGAAGCCTGGGCGATGAATATCGGCTGCCACCTGACCATTCCGCAGAGCTGTGAATACCAGCAGCTGCGCGATAAGCAGGAGGCCTGATGTCTACTCCACTTTCCCGCATCATCACAAACGAAATATTCCGCGTTCCTGCGCGCCGCCAGCGTAAGCCTGCGGTTAAGCCGTCCGACATCCCGACACTGAAGGGCTACACCGCCCGTCTGGTGGATCAGAAATGGCTGCGTCTCGCGGCGAGGAGAAAATCTGCATGAGCATGTATCAACGCATTAATGGCGCTGAATGGCGCAATATTTTCGTCGTCGGCGATCTGCATGGGTGCTACACGCTGCTGATGAATGAGCTCGAAAAAGTTTCGTTCGACCCTGCGTGTGATTTGCTGATTTCGGTTGGAGACCTTGTTGACCGCGGCGCGGAAAACGTCGAGTGCCTGGAGTTGATTACTATGCCTTGGCTCCGGGCTGTGCGAGGAAACCATGAGCAGATGATGATTGATGGGCTGTCGGAGTATGGAAACGTCAATCACTGGCTGGTAAATGGTGGCGGTTGGTTCTTCAATCTCGACTATGACAAAGAAGTGCTGGCTAAGGCTCTGGTTCACAAAGCGGCTGAGTTACCACTCATCATCGAGTTGGTTACCTCCGATCGAAAAATAGTCATCTGTCACGCTGACTACCCGCACAACGAATATGAATTTGATAAGCCAGTGCCGAAAGAAATGGTCATCTGGAATCGTGAGCGGGTTAGCGACGCTCAGGACGGCATTGTCTCGCCGATATCCGGTGCTGATCTGTTTATCTTCGGACACACCCCAGCGCGCCAGCCCCTGAAGTATGCCAACCAGATGTACATCGATACCGGTGCCGTGTTCTGCGGAAACCTCACGCTGGTACAGGTTCAAGGTGGTGCCCATGCGTAAACCATCCCGCCGTAAGTGCAAAGTATGCGGTGAATACTTCGTGCCGAAATTCCACGACATCCGGATCCGCTGGTGCTGTCCGGAGCACGGCGCAATCCTCGCGATGGAGGAGCGCGAAAAGGAGAAGGTTAAAGCCGCGGCTAAGCGCATCAAGGAGCGCAAAGAGAAAGAGCGCGCGGAACGCCGGGATCTGAAAGCGAGAAAGGTGGCGCTAAAAACGAAACCGCAGTGGAGATCGGAAGCGCAGGCGGCATTCAACCGGTACGTCCGTCTGAGGGATGCAGGTAAGCCGTGCATCAGCTGCGGCAGGCTGCCAGAGCAGAAGTTTGGCGGAACCATGGACTGCGGACACTATCGCACCCGTGGCGCTGCCGCGCATCTGGCTTTCAACCTTCACAATACCGCTGCCCAGTGTGTCTATTGCAACCGGGATCGGGACGGCGCGCAAAAGGCATTTGAACAGGGCCTTATCGAGCGCATCGGTGCCGAAAAAGTTGAGGCGATAAACAACGATAACTCCGTCCGCCGGTTCGACATCCAATACCTGCAACGCATCAAATCCATTTTCACCCGTAAAGCCCGCGCGCTGGAGAAGCGCCGCGCCCGTCAACAGGAGGCAGCATGATAAAGCCAGTTTTCGGCATAGGTGGCCCGCTGACGGACGCCGATTTTAACGCTATCAGGATGAGCAAGAGGCAGGCACAACACGCGGCTGACAGGCTAGCAAGGAAGACGGTATCTGATGGGCTATCCACTTACGCAAAAGGATTCGTATTTGATGCAGGTGAGCATTACCGAATTTCTGTGTGCGTAACTAGGCCGAGGGCGATTTGATGACCAGTGACCAGATAGCCAGATACCAGGCCGAAAGCGTTAAGCGCGCCAGTCTGCCGCCAATAGCAAAGCACAGCCAGACCAAAACCAACCAGCCAAAGAAGGAGGCCGCATGAAACTGGAATTAACCAACGAGCAGCATCAGTGGATTGATCAGTGGCTCCAGTTGTGGGGTGCATGGTCGCAGACCGGGAAGATAGACAAGGCGATGATCAACATGATTGCCAAGTTTATGGCGACCGTCGAACCGCAGCAGGCATCTCGCCCGGTATGTAGCGACGACGACGGTATGCTGATTGACGCAGTGCTGCGCCATTACCTGAAAAATATCGACGAGAACGCCTGGCGTGTTGTCTTCGCCTATTACGTCTGCAACTCCAGTGAGATCCGCATCGCCAGCTGGCAGCACGCTGTGAGCAAACCTCGAGTGATGAAGACGCGTGGCGGGAATCAGTATAAGCACCCGAGCATATCCACCATACGCCGGGAGGTGAAGGAAACACTTAACGCGGCACTGTTCTGCCTGTATCAACCGCTGCAAAATGCCTTTATCAGCCGCGATAATGTGAACAAAGTTGCAAAAAATGTTCACAACGTGCTTGCTTTTCAATGAACAAATGAGCAGAATAATTCGTATATGTTGCCATTGTTGTGTGTGACATGAATGAATAACCAGCCTCGCCATCGTGCGGGGCTTTTTTATTGGCTGATTTAGCTCAGTAGGTAGAGCGCCTGCCTTGTAAGCAGGATGTCGGCGGTTCAACTCCGTCAATCAGCACCAGAATCCCGCCAGCTGGGATAGGCCGTAGAGCCGACATTGCCTTACCCTCATCTTCCCGGCCTGTCGCCGGGTTTTTTATTCAGGCCGCAGACAATCACTTTCAGATGCCCCGTAGCTATCGTGTTTGACGGCCTTTCCCACTACACGAACAGCACCCGCTAACTACGCGAGGTGAGAGCATGTATCGCATGGAAAAAATAACCACTGGTGCTGCCTATGGCGCTTCAGCCGGGAGCATCCTAAACGGCATGCTTAATGCCTACAGCCCCGAGCAGTGGAACGCTATCGGCGTGCTGGTGGGTATCATCATTGCCGTACTGACGTATCTGACGAATCTCTATTTCAAGATCCGCGAAGACAACCGCCGCAGCAGGAGCCGAGATGAACCCAACGTTGAGGAATAAGCTGGTGGGTGCCATTGTTGGCGGATCCGGAGCCATCACCATTGCTGCAGTAATGCTGGGCAATGCCGATGGGCTGGAAGGACGGCGCTATTACGCCTATCAGGATGTGGTCGGCGTCTGGACTGTTTGCGATGGGCACACCGGAGCGGACATTCGCCGCGGTCACCGATACACCGACAAAGAGTGCGACAACATGCTGAAGGCCGATCTGCGAAAGGTGGCAAATGCTATCGACCCGCTGATCAAGGTTCGCATTCCTGAGCCAACCCGCGCCGCGCTTTACTCCTTCACCTATAACGTTGGCTCTGGTGCTTTTGCCAGCTCGACGCTGCTGAAGAAGCTGAACGCCGGAGACGTGCCGGGGGCATGCAAAGAACTGCAACGCTGGACGTATGCCGGTGGCAAGCAGTGGAAGGGACTGATAACCCGGCGCGAGATTGAGCGCGAAGTTTGCGAGTGGGGCCAGAAATGAGCCGATTAACAGCAATCATCTGTGCTGTCGTTATCTGCCTGCTCGTTTCCATGGCCTGGGCGATTAACCACTACCGCGACAACGCCATCGCTTATAAAGACCAGCGCGATAAAGCCACTGAGAAACTCAGCCTGGCTAACACCACCATAAAAGACATGCAGGCCCGCCAGCGTGATGTCGCTGCACTGGATGCCAAATACACCGGAGAACTAGCTGATGCGAAAGAAACCATTGAGCGTCTGCATAGCGATGTCATTGCTGGCCGTAAGCGGCTGCAGCTCAACGCAAACTGTCCCGCGAACGGAACGACCGGCTCCAGCGGCATGGGCGATGCTTCCGGCCCCCGACTTACTGACTCCGCTGAACGGGATTATTTCACCCTCAGAGAAAGAATCGCCACAGTGATGAAGCAGGTTGGCTATCTTCAGGAATATCTAAGCACTCAGTGCTTGAAGTAAAGGTTTTCTTAATAGTTGCATCTGGTTGTATTGTAGGCTCTGTCTACAACAAAATAAGGTGCTCATATATGCAACAGTTGCTGAGTGGAATAGATGATTGCTTGTCTAAAAAGAATTGGTTTGGTGCTTTATTCATAGCAATATCACTTCCTGACATCTGTGGCGCGACAGAGGATAAAATCAAAGGAAATGGCGCGAGGTACAAGGACTGGTTTAATCGCTATCTTAAGCCAAGATATAACGCTGATAACATGTATGACTATTTAAGTCTCACCAGCCCTGCAATGGTTCAGAGCATGCCTGAAGGAATAAAGCAAAGCTTAAGGGCGCAAAAACCCGTAGTCTCATTCACTGCAGAAGACTGTTGGAGTTTAAGGAATGCATGTTTGCATGAAGGCGTTGATGAAACGAAGCTAAGGAAGTTTAAGATAACGACCCCTGCGCGAGAAAACCTTCATGCACATATGAATGCTTTTAATGGTGTTCTGCAATTAGATGTTATTGAGTTATGTAATGATATAGCTAATGGCGTGAGGAGATGGCTTGTTGATATGCAAGAAAATCCTGAGGTTATGGAAAAACTTACGAAAATGATGACCATCGATAGTCTGATTTTTGACGGGTTTATTGAATACAAAACTGCAAAATAATACAGCCATATTATTGAATTGTAATGCCATCACCATGCTGATGGCATTTTCTTCAACAGTGGCTTGTGAGGGTCTTCATGTCCGACATCTACCAAATCACGCTAACCACTCAAACAGGCGAAACCTTCACGGGCAAGATGTCACGACGTCAGCCTGAGTTGGTTAATGGCTTTGTGCCGCTGGCGACAGAGACGGGCGAGTGGCTTTATTTCGCTCCGGCCGATGTGAAGCGCGTGCAGTTTACGCCAGTACCGGCAGAGCAGACCGAACAGCCAGCAGGACAAACAACGGAGTAACGAATGAGCAAACCGGACTGGGAGGCCATCGAGACGGCGTACCGGGCCGGAGTGATGTCCCTCCGAGAAATTGCTTCACAGCACGGTATTAGCGAAGGCGCTATCCGTAAGCGTGCCAAGCGTGACGACTGGTCGCGTGACCTCAATGCGAAGATTCAGCAAAAGGCTGATGATCTGGTACGCAAACAGGAGGTACGCAAACAGGTACGCAACGAAAGCACTTTGACCGAGCGCGTACTGATAGAGGCGACTGCCGAGGTAATTGCCACGGTACGCATGGAGCACCGGGGAGACATCCGCCGGGCTCGTGAACTGACCAACACGCTATTCGATGAACTTGGTGCGCAGTGCGCAGATGTAAGCGCGCTCGAGCAGTTGGGCGACATCATGTTTGACCCCGACGATAAAGGGCGGGACCGGCTCAATGAAATTTATCAGAAAGTGATCAGCCTGCCTTCCCGCGTTAAATCCATGAAAGACCTGAGCGACAGCCTAAAGACGCTGATCGGCCTCGAGCGTGAGGCATACAGCATCGAGAATAAGGCTGAAACGAAAGAGGTCACCCATAACGTCATGCTGGTGCCAACCAGTGACAACGTGGATGACTGGGAGGCGGCAGCGCAGAAACATCAGGACGGGGTGCTCGGTGGATGAATTACAAAGCTGTATGGAAGCCACTGCCTGGATCTCAGTCCCTGGCGCTGAGCTGCCCGTGTAACGAAATCCTGTTCGAGGGCTCTCGCGGACCGGGCAAGACAGCTGCGCAGTTAGCCAGGTTCAGGCGTAATGTCGGCGTGGGTTATGGCTCGTTCTGGCGCGGCGTCATTTTCGACACCGAATATAAGAACCTTGCCGACATCATCACTCAGTCGAAGCGTATGTTTCGCCTATTCAACGACGGTGCGCGCTATCTGTCATCTGCGAGCGAATTGCGATGGGTATGGCCCACAGGCGAGGAACTTCTCTTCCGCTTCGGCAAAGAGGCAGACGACTACTGGGATTTCCACGGGCAGGAATTCCCGTTTATCGGCTTTAACGAGCTGACTAAACAGCAGTCCCCGGAATTCTACGAAATGATGTTCTCGTGCCGACGTTCATCGTTCAGGCCGGAAAACTACCCGCTGGAGAATGGCAAGTTACTGAGGCCAATCCCGCTAGAGACATTCAGCACGACCAACCCGTTTGGCATCGGGCATACCTGGGTGAAGAAGCGCTTCATTGAGCCAGCGCCGCGCGGAACCGTACAGCGCGACCGGCAAATGGTATTCAACCCTCAGACTGAGCGAGAAGAGGAAATCACGCTGACCCGCGTGGCAATCCACGGCTCGTTTAAAGAAAACCCGTACCTCGACCCGCAGTACATCGCGACCCTGATGGCCATCAAAGACCCTAACCGACGCAAGGCCTGGGTAGAGGGCTCCTGGGATGTGACCAGTGGCGGACGATTTGACCACCTGTGGAATGAAGCGCTGCACGTCATTAAGCCGTTCCGCATACCGGATAGTTGGACCGTCGACCGCTCCCATGACTGGGGTGAGTCGAAGCCGTTCTCTAACCTCTGGTGGGCCCAAGCTGACGGCACTGCCGCCGAGCTGCCAGATGGTCGACAGTTCTGCCCGCCGGCTGGTTCGATAATCCTGATCGGAGAATGGTACGGCTGCCCGCCTGACGAGCTGAACAAAGGCCTGAACATGTCATCCACCAACGTCGCGAAAGGCGTGGCGTGGATTGACAAGCGGCTTGTGGGCGAAGACGTCGACGAGCCGGAAGAGATTCAAATCGACGGGGTCACGCAGGGCCAACTCAACATTGTGCCGGGAATTTGCTCGGAGGTTATTCCTGGCCCAGCTGATAGCGCCATTTTCAACACTGGCGACGATGAGTTATCGATCGGTCAGAAAATGGAAAATCAGGGTGTTGAATGGCTTGAGGCCAATAAGAAGCCAGGCTCTCGAGTCAACGGGGCTTCGGTATTCGCCGACATGCTTGAGGCGGTGGTTGAGGGTAAGAAGCTGGAATCTGGAATTCCTGAGAAGCCTGCTTTTTACGTGTTGGAGCATTGCCGTGGCTGGATTAGCCGCATACCCGTGCTGGTTCGCGACAGCAAAAACCCGGATGACGTAGATACCCAGCAGGAAGACCACGACTGGGATGCTACCCGTTACCGCGTGCTGCACTCACCTCGCCGTTCAGGGGCGATATTCTTCACATAAGGACAACTCAGTGAGTAACGATACAGAAATGCAAGTCCTCGCTGGGCTGATTGTGAATAGCCTCAACGAGGTATCGCGATCTCGACAGCTTTATGCGGCTGGCTTCAATAAATCAGGCAACACCAAGCGACATCATCTGTGGTGTGAATTTGGCTATCCTGAGCGCCTCGACTTTGACCACTTCTACAACATGTATGAGCGCAACGGTGCCGCGTTCGGTGCTGTTCATAAGTTGCTCGATGCATGCTGGACTGATACCCCGGTGATCGTCGACGGCGATGAGACGAAGAAGTCTAAAAAGTCGACGCCATGGGAAAAGAAAGTCACCAAGCTCATGAAGAAATACTGGGCCAAGGTGAAGGACGCTGATAGACGTAACCTTGTCGGTCACTACTCAGCCCTAATTCTTCAGTTTGCCGATAGTCGTGAATGGTCTGAGCCAGTTAATCGTGACGTAATGCGTAATTCGCGCGAGCGTGGCCTGGTGAAGATGATTCCTGCATGGGAATCGCAGGTAAAGCCTGGCGAATTAGAGCAGGATCAGAAGTCCCCTGATTACGCCATGCCGAAGTTTTATTATTTTCAGGAGCAACCTGTAGGGGACAACGGCAGTATTGTTGGTCCTATGCGCTCAATCAAAATTCATCCTGAGCGCATCATTATTTTTTGCGAGGGTTCAGAAGATGAATCCTCACTGGCTGGCATCCCGTTCTTGCGTGCAGGCTATAACGACCTGCTGGATATGGCTAAAACCTCCGGCGGCAGCGCTGAGGGGTTCCTGAAAAACGCCAGCAGGCAGCTCGGCATTAACATGTCGAAAGACACCAAGATTGACAAAATCATGGAGGATGCCAAGAAGGCTGGTTACTCGGGGCTGGCTGAGGCGCTTAACGCTGCTATCCAGAAGCTTAACTCTGGTACAGATTCGGCCCTGGTGACGCAGGACGGAGAGGCTAAAGTGCTTTCTGTTGCCGCTGCCGATCCGAGTCCAACGTGGACAGTGTCAGCTAACCAGTTTTCATCTTCAGTCCAGATGCCATTCACCATCTTGTTTGGTCAGCAGACAGGAAGGCTTGCTTCAGATCAGGACAAAAACGACTTTGCCAAGCGCTGTAATGGTCGCCGCAACGGGTTCCAGACTGACCGGGCAAGTGCAGTTATAGAACGGCTTTGGACTGTGGAGGTTATCGAACCACCTAAATCTGGCGAAATCACGTTAACCTGGTCTGATCTACTCGCTCCAAGCGAGAAAGAGAAGATTGCCAACATGAAGGAAATGGCTGCGGTGGCGAAGGATACCCAGCAAGCCTACGGCACACCTGCTGTTGATGAGAACGAGGTCAGGGAAGCGGGAGAACTTGAGCCGCGTGAAGATGTTAAGCCGCCTGATCCAAATAAAAAGGTAACGACCGATGATCCTCTTTCCGATGACGCCGGAGCAAAAGACGAAAGTCGGGACACCGGTAGTTCCGCGCAGCAAGGTTGACCCAACCCTATCGGCAAAGCAGGTAACCGCGATGTTCCGGGATATCGAGAAGCGATATATCGGCATCAAGCGAGCGCTGAAATCTCTGTTCGACCAGCGCCTTACCGGGCGTGAGCGCGAGGTTAACAGCCATAACTGGCACTTCCTTTGTCATGACCACGGCGCGGATATGCGCCTCTACCAGGTAAACGCCGGCAAGTTCATCTACGACATGTCGGCGCAGGAACTGGCGGACCTGCTGGAAGCGGTGCAGGCCATTCTCGACGATTACCTACTGGATGGTGGCGAGCAAAATCTCTGGGCGATGGATTACGTCGTCGCAGAAGCGCAGCGCGGCACGCTTGAGGCATTCAATAACCTCTCGCAACAGTCGCAGGTGTATGCCAGTCAGACGACGCTGCAGCAGCTTTTAAGCAGTCCCGGTCATCTTAATCAGGTGGCAGCGGCAAGGCTGACAACGTTCAGTGACTGGAAGGTCATCAGCGATACAGCCCGCGGCGACCTGACCAACATCATCACCGATGCGGTCGCGCGCGGGGTGAACCCTCGCGAGACGGCCAGCGTAATCAGCAAGCGCCTCGATGTGTCGATGTCGAAGGCAAAGACCATCGCTCAGACTGAGCAGGTCGGCGCACTGCGGCAGGCACAATGGAACGAAACCGACTGGGCTGCTGACCGGCTGGGGCTGAATACCGGCCTACTGTGGTTGTCAGCGCTAAAACCAACGACGCGAACCTGGCATGCCAGCCGCCACGGCAAGGTCTACACCACCGAAGAGATTCGGGACTTCTACGCCGAGAACGGCAACCGGTACAACTGCTACTGCAGCCAGATCCCAGTGCTGCTCAACGACGACGGCAGCATCTTCAATGAGGGGCTGGCTGAGAAACTGGCGAAAGAGAGGAAAGCTTGGAAATCCGAGTCGGAGTGATATCATCATGTAAATGATAAAGTTGCTTAAGGGTGAGCAATGAGCAGTGTAACTCCGGCAGAAGTCGGTTCATTCTTTTTATCTCTAGTTGTTCCAATCACCACTGGGGTTGTGGCAGCAGGATTTACTGCATTTTTCGCTCTGAATCGATTTTACAAAGAAAAATGGTGGGAGAAGAAACATGCTGCGTACAATCAATTAATTGATAAATTATTTGAAATCAAAGCAATTTATTCCCACGCCTCAGATTTTTACGAGGCTGAATACAATGCTGGTATGTATGGTAGGCCGCCGCCGAAAGGGTCTGTTGATTGGAATACATTCCATCAAATAAAAGCGCAACTCCATCGGTTTTATGTGCTCGCACCAATCTCTCTAAGCAATAATACAAGGGATTTGCTCAATAATTTCTTCAAGCAGGACGCTGATTCCGATCATAGTGTTTACGAAGAGGGTTACCCAGATTTTGTGGCATACAATGATATGACGATTGCGACCCAGCAACTTATTGATGCCATTGTCTTGGACGCTGAAAAAGAACTTAAATTTAAATAACCTCAGAGCTCCTGAAGGTCGCTACGGCGGCCTTTTTTATTGCCAGATATCCAATAACGAGGACCCAGCATGAAACGCAACCGCGTTAACGTGCTGACCGTCGTCAACTCCGCTTCAAACATCACCACTGAAACCATCGACGGCAAGCCACATATCGTGGTTCGCGGCATCACGCCTGTCGTGGACGATATTGTGATGAACCGGAAGTTGTACCCGGCAGCCGAAATCGAAAAGGCCTACAACACACTCGAGCGCAACCCGATGCCGCTGGGCCATCCGAAAGTGGACGGCAAGCATGTTTCGGCGCGCGATGTCCGGGCGGTGAATGAGTATCACGTCGGGGCATGGCTGCAGAACGTCAGCCACAAAGACGGGAAAGTGACGGGCGATATGTACGTTAACCGCCAGTACGCCGAATCCAGCGACAAGGGCAAGCGCCTGATTAACCGTCTGGATGAGATGTTGGCTGGTACCAACTCCGACCCGATCCACATCTCAACCGGTCTGCTGTATTCCGGCATCGCCGCCAATGGTGAGTCGAAGGGCAAGAAGTACAACGAGATCGCCACCAACATGATGTTTGACCATGTGGCGGTGCTGCTCGATGAGCCTGGCGCGGGTACGCCGGAGGATGGCGTGGGCATCTTCGTTAACTCTGAAGGTGATGAGCAGCAGATTGAAGTTGCCCGTCTGGCTGATGGCATCGACTGTACCCGAGACGGCCTGCTCAACAAGACCAAATTCTTCTTCACCAATGCCTCTAATTTCTCTTTCGACGATATCTCCCGCGCTATCAGCGACAAGCTGCGCGAGGGTGACACCGAAGATAAGTGGCTTTGGCCTGAAACGGTGTGGCCGGACAGCTTCATCTACCGCAATGACACCAAATACCTGAAACAGAAGTACCTCATCGATGATGACGGCAAGGCCGTGTTCGTCGGCGAACCTGTAGAAGTCGTGCGCAAACCCACTGAGTACGAGATTAAAACCAACGGAGAGAACGATCCGATGAAAGAACTGATTATCAATGCGCTGCAAGCCGCTGGTAAGCCGACTGAAGGCAAGTCCGACGCCGAGCTGATGGACGCATACAACCAGATGAAGGCCGAAGAAGCCACCGCCAAGAAAAAAGGCGATGAAGAAATCGACCCGGAAACCGGCAAGCCCAAGAAAAAAGAGCAGGCCGCCAATAACGAAGAGATGCCAGCGTGGGCGCAGAAACTCGCCGATCGCGTGGACGTCGTTTTCAACAGCCTGAGCGCTAACGCCGATAAAGAGAAAGGCGAAAAGCGCGCGGCTGTGAAGCTGGCGATGAACATGAGCGACGACGAAGTCGCGGATCTGGACGGTAAGGCGCTCGACGCCATGTACGCCAAGTGCCAGACATCTTTCGGCCTGAACGGTGCATTCCGCCATCAGGCAACCAACACCCAATCAGTCAGCGAAATGCCGGAGTAAAAAATGGCTAAAGACGGAAAGCATATTATCCACGCCGGCGGCGTGTTCCCTAATCCGCTGCTTAACCGCGAAGGCGGGGCGGCTGCATCGACTCTGCCTGGTACTGTTGGCTTCTTCAGTACTGCTGACAAGTTCACGGCCTCTGTGGTCGGGGCAGAATCCGCCATCAAGTATGTGGCAAACAAAGACTACCTGCGCTGCCTGAGTGTTGATGACGCAATCCCAGCCAATGAATTGGTTGTTGGTATTCATCCGCTGCCTGGCATGTTCCTAAATGTGCGAGCAGCAGCGGGCACTTACACCAAAGGCCAGCCGGTTGCAGTAGCCAACGGTCAGATCACTGCGGTTGTAGATGATGTCGCCGTATTCGCTTATGTCGAAGAAGATAAAGCAGTCACTGCGGTGGCGGGCGATCTGATTCGCGTTGTGTTCAAATAAGGAGCACTGAATGTTTGTATTCTCCAAGTCTATCGGCGAGAAGACCGGTAACCTCGCGGTAAACCAGGCGCAATGGCGCGCTCTCGAACTTGAGCGAAACGCCAGTGCTCAGGCAGCAGCTGATTTTCTGGCGCGCACTCAGTTCCGTGGTGATGCAGAAAACGCCCCTTATCTCGACGCGGTGAACGCAGTTGACGATATCCGCCGCCTGTATCGCGCTTTCGACACAACTGTGCTTCAGCAGTTCGAGCCAAATACCGAATTCACCCTGCTGAACGATCTGATGCCGCTCTCTCGCTCCGTGCGAATTGAGCAGTCTCGTTACGATTACGCTCGTACCGGCGGCCGCGGCTGGGCTCATACTTCCATGTCCGGTCAGGTTGGTGCGGCGCTGGATGCTCGCAGCTATTCCTTCGATGGCACCATGGTACCTATTCACGACTCGGGCTTTAAGTTCGAATGGCGTGATCCAATCTTCAACAGCCCACAGGCATTGCAGTCGCAGGCTGATGCGCAGCGTGGTTCGGTTGAAGACGTTCAGCGTCGTTACGTTGACTACATCTTCAACGGCTTCCGCGACAAAGCTGGCAACTTCGCAGTGTTTGACGGTCTGACCTGGAAAGGGTTGCGTGACGATGAGCGCGTAGCGCAGATCGACCTTGGCGCTTCAGGCCTGAACATCGATTTTACCTCTGGCACAGCAACGTCTCAGGACATCCGCGCCGGGGCAATCGTGCTTCGTGATCAGATGCGTCGCGTAAACAACCAGTATGCAGAGCAGACCTGGTATGTATCCGGCGAAATCATCTCCAACCTGGAACGCTACTTCTCCGACAACTTCCAGTCCGGAACGATCATGGATGAAATCCTGAAGCTGACCGGTGTAGCGGCGATTAAAGAAGACAGCCAACTGTCAGGTAACGAAATCGTCATCGTTCCACTGAGTGCAGGTGTCATTGCTCCAATCGTCGGCCAGGCTATCGGTACCGTTGCATCTCCGCGTCCTGAGTACAACAGCGACTACATCTGGCGCACCTGGGGTGCAATGGGGTTGATGGTCAAGCAGGACATCAACAACAAATACTCCGTAATTCACGCATCAAGCTAAGGATAAATCATGGCACTGGTAGAAATCGTGGCAAGTAACCTGCACGCCGGTGCCAATCTCCGCAAACTGGAGGTTGGTTCGGTGGTGGATGTTGACGACGCAACGGCTGAGCGCTGGATCAGCGCTGGCAAGGCGAAGCAAACCGACAAGAAGAAAGGCGAGAAGCTTACCTTCGAAGTGGCAACTCCGTCCGCGCAGGCGGCAGACCTTTCTGGCCTGCAAAAGCAACTCGCCGACGCGCTGGAGCAGAACCAAAAGCTAATCGCCGATGGTGAAGCAAAAGACAAGGCTCACGCCGACGCACTGGCAGCAGAAACAAAACGCGCTGACGAAGCCGAAGCGGCATTGGCGGAAGCAACCAAGAAGGCGAAATAACCATGGCTGACCCAATCACAGCGGCAGACGTGCAGGCGTACCTCGGTGAATTGGGTTACACCATTCCCATGGCGTTGCTGGATCCAATTCTCTGCGCGGTCAACAAAATTATCCCGTGCCTCGATGGTGCGGGGTATGACGAGTGCACTGCAAAGCTGATTCTGATGTACGCCGCCGCGCTTATGGCTACGTCGTCTGGTGCGCGCCGCATCAAATCACAGGGTGCGCCGTCTGGCGCGTCCCGCTCGTTTGAATATGGTGACGACAGCATTACCTGGCTGCGCGACTCGTTGGCTCGTCTCGATACCAGCGGATGCACCGGTGAGTTACCGATCAGCGCTGGTAATAGTGTCGGCCTGTTCATGGTGGTCGGGGGCTGCTGATGACGTACAAATCAGTTAAGCACGGCCTGCCGCGCTCATTCACCCGCGTCTGGGTGATGACCGACACAGGGCGGGAGACAACCGGTTACGTTAAGTCGGACGGCGAGTGGTTCATCAACTGCCCGCGCATCCGGGCGACTGGCGCCGCTGTGCTGCGATGGAGGGATGACTGATGTCGTCAACCGCTAATTGGTCATACACCGCGACGGCGACAATCTGGCGCAATCTCGGTAACGATGAATACGGTGACTCGCTCGGCTTCTCTGCCCCTGAGTCGATTCTCTGTGATTACGAAGGTGGCCTGTCAAAGCGCATCGGCAATATCGGATCTGAAATCGTCGTGAAGAATACCGTTTGGACTGAGTATGCACTGGCAGCGGCGGGTGATTACCTGCTGATTGGCCAGTCAACCGAATCCGATCCGGTTGTCGCCGGAGCAGACGAGGTGCGGCAGGTTATCCGCTACGCCGACACGTTCGAGCGCCTGGCGGATGATTACGCAATTCTGACGGGAGTTTGAGTATGGGCGTAAAAGTTCGCGGCGTGCGAGAGGCAAAAGCCAATCTTAACCGCATTATAGACAATATTCAGGGGCGCAAGGTTGTCCGTGCTATACAGTCGGCGCTGATACTAGGCAGCAGCAGAGCAGCGTATTACACGCCGATCGACTCATCCACTCTTCTGAATAGTCAGTTCCGGGAAATTAACGTTAACGGCACAAGGGTTACAGGAAGGGTTGGATACTCTGCCAATTACGCTGCTTATGTGCACGATATGCCTGGCAAGTTAAAAGGCCAGCCACGTTCTCACTTTGGTAAAACCAGAGAAGGCACCGAATTTGGAGGAGGGACAGGCAAAGGTAACTACTGGGACCCCCATGGCGAGCCTCAATTCCTTAAGAAGGGATTCGATGAAGAACGTGATGCGATTACTGCGGTAATCAAAAAGGAGCTATCGCTGTGAACCCTCCGATGCATAAGCGTGTTCGTAACATCTTCGTTGATGCCGGTTTAACTGCCGGATATACCGTTCAGTCGCTGACATGGACCGATACCGGGAAATTGGCGGAGAGATTCATAGTATTCCGGCCCAACGGCGGTACAGCAGTAGATCGTGATATGGCCGCTGATTATTACGTCCTGGTGGATGTCATAACTGGTAAGTCTGCTGGCGACTACGCGAAATCAGAGACCGATGTGCAGGCCATCATCGACTACGTCAAGCAGAATCCTATGACGAATACCTGCATCGGGCAGATCTCCAACCTTGGCGGAACCCCATCACCGGTAATGACTGCAGAAGGGCGCATGGTGTGGCGTTTGCAGTTCGCCTGGAGCGGCCTTTTTTATTATCTGAAGCGAGGTAAGCAACAATGCAAGGCTGCTCCAATAACGAACAACTTATCGGTCGCGCTAAGACGCTTGAGCTAGCGTATGGATGTGCTGACCAGGTTCCGGCAGAAGGGGACTGGAAGCTTATGGGGCTGCCGACTTCGGCAACCTGGGATATGAGCCCCGAAGCGCTGACATCAGATGCGGATAACGGCGGATTCAGTTCTAACCTGATTGCCAGTCTTGATCCCACCTATTCCATTGAGGGAGAGGTGCGAGTTAAAGACCGAACTGATGAATTCGGCATTCAGCAATTCGTGAAATATATCGCTGATGAAGTTCGCGCCCGCCGTCAACCTGCTGTCTGGATGCGCTTCCATTGGGGTGACTTTTACCACATTGGCTACATGGTCCCGACCGGCGCCAGTGATGGCGGTGGTGTGAAGGAGATCGTGACATACAGCTTTGAGTTCAAACTGGCTGACGGTAACACCTTCCAGATTACTGAAGCTGATGATGGCATTCCCGTTACAGGCGTGACCGTAACGCCAACAACCAGCACGATTGCGGCAGGTTCAAGCACAACCTTCACTGTGAACATTGCGCCAGCAGATGCGGACGACAAGGTATTTACTGTTTCGTCTTCCGTGCCTGCGCGCGCTACGGTGGCCTTCTCAGGTAATACGGTAACAGTATCCGCCCCTTCTGGCGCTACTGCAGGCACCGCGGTGATCACTGTAACTACTGACGACGGCGCATTTACCGCAACTCACACGGTAACGGTTACAGCATAAGCAAAACAAAGGGCAGGATTTCTGCCCTTGATTTTGTTTATGGGGGAAAGATGACACCAGTTAAAGAGTTTGGCGAATGCGTCATTACTGCCGGAGACAGGGATTATTTCTTCCGCCCGTCACTGCTTGCCATGTCGCGAATTGGCGATCCGGCTGAAATCGTTCAGGCGTTCTATGACCTGTGCAATGACGAGACGACACCATTCGCACAGCGTGCAGCTGAGGCCTATATACGCGATGAGTACAGCCGCTTTCCAGATTGTGTCCTGAGGTTTATGCAAAGCGGGCTCCTGTCACGCAAGGCCATCATGGCAGCGCATACGGTGCTTACGGCGTGCTGTAACGATGATATCGGCGATCTGGTTGGCTGGATGAAGCCCGGGAAATCACGCAAGCGTAGCTTCGTCTGGCGCCCGGGCACCATGCCGCCAGAAAGCATGGTGATCGTCGCCAAAAGTCTGATGATGCACGGCATCATCGGTAAAGCGAAAATTAGAAAGCTCCAGCGGCACGAATCCAGTGATACAACATCTGAATTCCGGGCATCAGATTACATCATCGCAGCGCGGAACCACTTCGGTATCAGCAAGGAAGAGGCCGGACAACTGACGATGACCGAGTTTCAGCTAATGCTCATCGCTAAGTACCCTGAGCAGAAAGGGTACACCCGCGAAGAGTACGATCACGCAGCTGATGACTACTTTACGCGCCGTAAGCGCAGACAGGCGATGATGGAGCAGGAGAGATAGAGTACTCAAGGGTGATTTTATTGTCAGAATGATACTGTGCGTGATCGATGGCACATACCGCACAAAATGTGAGATCGATTTAACCCCCTCTAAAACGAAGCCAGAAGCGCTACAAGAGGCGATGATTTGAGGTGTGTCCTGGTACACGTCTATTTTGTGCTTTTTTGAGTGACATTTAAGGCTATTTTGAACGCGCTAGATTCAACCAAAGGTTGAAGGATTGACCTTGAGGTAATAAACTCAGAATCAATAAAACGATATGTATACATCAATTTTCCGTTCTGTATTTTGTAAGTGATTGAGGTTCAATATGTTTAGCGAAGAAAAAGTGGCTCAGATGGCTGCTTACCTGCTACTTAAACGCGGCGGGCGCATGGCATATCTGAAGCTTATGAAGCTGCTATACTTGGCAAACCGGCAGTCAATGATTCGCCATGGTCGCATGATGGGTGAAGACAAGCTTTACTCAATGCCCCACGGTCCGGTTATGTCAACTACACTGGATCTGATTCGTGGTCGCGCTGACATTGATGGTGACTACTGGTATCGTTTGATAAAAACCGATCATCATGACGTCTGCTTACGAACCGACCCTCGTGAGATGGACGCTGATGAAGTCTTCGATGAATTGAGCAGGGCAGATATCCGCATTTTGGATGAAATATATGCACAATATGGGCATATGAACAGATATGAATTGCGCGATATGACTCATCTTAGAAACGTTTGCCCTGAGTGGCATGACCCGCATGGCTCACGAACTCTTATAGATGTACGTGAAATATTTATCGATGCTGGGAAAACTCCTGAAGAAGTAGAGAATATACTTAGGAGTATGCGTGAGTCACAAGAACTTAAGGAGTTTTCTTCTCAATTGTCATGAGCACATTTCAACCTTATCGAAAAGGAACGGTTTTGGCTCCAAGTGGGCCATGCAATCATCTTCATGTGATATGCAACGATCCTGTTTATTATCCAGTTAACGACTGTTACTGTATATTGGTTGTTAATGTGTCAAGCATTAAGCCTGGCGTGCCGCATGATGACGCATGTGTTCTCCAACCTGGTGATCACAGGTTTATCCAACATCCAAGCTATATCGTTTATGCTGAAGCTGTAATTTGGCGCATTGATAATTTAGAAAGAAAACACGCAGCTGGCGAAGTTACGACTCATGACGATATGGCTGAAGCTGTTTTTGACAGAATTCTGTCTGGTTTTGACATTTCGGAACAAGCAAAACCGAAGATGATAAGGTTCAAAGAAAGATACTGCACCAATGCTCAGTTAATTGATCAGCCTGAGCCAGATGATGGATTGACAGGAACCTAAGCAAAAACCCACCGTTGGTGGTTTTTTTGCTTTGAAGGGTTGCTTCATTGCCCGAGCAGCTTTGATAACCCTGCAGTCGTCACGGCTTGCACCACGGTTTTAATGGCTTCCGTCGACATTTCGCCGAGAGTCGACTTGGCTTTTTCCTTCTGCTCGTCGTTCATGTTTGAAATGGCGATCAGGTCTTCGAGTACGACCACTGAGTCACGATGAAGCTTTATAGTCTGGACGTTCAGGATCGCTGATAGACCACCATCATTGAGCATGAAGTCGATGCCTTTTGCTGTTGCGGTGATCCGGGTGAGGATGGAGCGGTCCTTAAGAATAATGGAGCTGTTATTTTTAATTAGTCCGTGTTCGCACAGGTAATTTATGTTAGCTAATAGCTTCTGAATGTTGCTTTCTGCACATTCTGCTACTTCCGTAAGGTTAAATTGTTCGAGAAGAGGTGCGGCTGGATAGCTATCTACGCAAGCCTGTAGTATTTCTCGCTGAAGTTTACGGTCAAACTTATCCATGATGATTCCTTGGTTGATGCCTGCTTCAAGGCTACCTTGCTATCGTACCGCTGAACATCCTGATAAGCGAACAGGTTGCTTTGTCGTATCGCTTCCCCTCTGCTACGATTGCCGCATCATTTACTGATGGGGATAGGGATATGAAAAAGGTTCTATTGGTTGCAGCAATAGCGGTTGTACTTGCCGGTTGTGCTTCTGGCGGCAATAAGTCGATTGAGCAAGAAACGCAGATTGGCATTCAGAGTAAAATAATCAAAGGAAAGACGACGAAGCAAGAGGTTAAGGCTGCATATGGAGATCCAACTGGGGTATCAATCTCCAGTGATGGGAAAGAACAGTGGCACTATGTTTTCACAAACACACAGGTCAGCGGGAAAGCATTTATTCCCATCTATGGACTATTTGATAACGGCGCTACTACCAACATGAAGCAGCTTATAATCGTGTTTAAGGGCGATATTGTAGATAATTACTTATTTAATAATTCAAATACAGAAGTTAAATCAGGCCTCCTAAACTAACCAAGTTCCATGTTATAGACCTCGCTCCGGCGGGGTTTTTTATTGCCCGGAGATAGCAAATGGCTGAGAACGCTGGCGGTATTTATTACGACATTGAAATGGATGTGCGCGGGCTACTTACTGCTCAGCAGCGCGTTAATCAGCGCCTTGATCTGATGGAGCGCGGCTTTGATAAAACAACGCGCTCAATTGATACTACTGAGCGTTCAATGTCGAGTCTGTCACGTGTAGCGGTTGCGCTCACCGCGGCATTGTCAGTTCAGCAGGTGGCTGAATACGCTGATGCGTGGGCTACTGTTAACAATAAATTATCAAACTCTATTCGCCCATCAGAACAACTTGCCGATGTAACCGAGCGGGTTTTCAACATTACTCAGCAAACTCGCAGTAGTTTAGATGCAACGGCATCCCTCTACGCAAGACTAGAAAGGGCAACCAGGCAGTACGGGACCAGCGCAGATGATCTGGCGAAGTTAACCACAATTATAAACCAAGGGTTCGTTGTATCAGGTGCCACGGCGCAAGAGGCCGAGAACGCGATTATTCAGCTATCTCAGGGCCTTGCTTCTGGAGCTTTACGCGGCGAGGAATTCAACTCTGTAAACGAGCAGGGTAACCGCCTTATCGTAGCCCTTGCTGACTCTATGGGGGTCAGCATCGGCCAGATGCGCAACATGGCGGCACAGGGCAAGCTAACGACAGATGTTGTGGTTAACGGTCTGCTTTCCCAGGGGAGTTTAATCGGTGCTGAATTTGCCAACACCACTACGACTATCAGCCAGGCTCTTCAGGTTGCTGGCAATAACATCACTAAGTTCTTCGGTGAAAATTCTACGGTTAAAACAGGCGCGGCAATTTTTAGTGATGCAGTGGTCACCATCAGTGAGAATATTGGCGGACTGAGCGCGTTGCTGACTGGTGCCGCGGCTATTCTTGGGAGTCGGTATGTCGGCGCCTTAACTATGGCTACTGCGGCTAAAATCAAAGCAGCTGCCGCATCACGCATGCTTTCAGCAGAAGAATCATTAGCAGCTCAGGCTTCCGCGAATAAAGCAGCGGCAGACCTCAGGGCTGCAGCGGTCGCAAAACAACGGGCCTTAGATGAGATAAGGCTCGCAGAAATGATGCGCCTTACTGCTATCAGCGAAACCAACGCTGCGGCAGCTGAACAGCGCTTGTCCGTTGCCAGGGTTGCGGCTGCCGGTGCGGTTGATAATTATAATCGAGCACTGGCGGCAAACAGGGCTGCTCAAATGGCTCTCTCATCTGGTGCCAGCCTGGCTAGCAGGGCTCTCGGGTTAATTGGTGGGCCTGCCGGAGCGGCAATGCTTGCTGCTAGTGCAATCCTTTACTTTTCACAGCGCGCAAAAGAGGCCAGGAATGACGCTAATGCCCTTGCAGATAGCGTTAACGATCTGAGCTCAAAATTCCAGACGATGTCGCATACAGAGCTGGCGGCAACGATAGGAAAGCTAAGCCAAAGCCTGCCTGAATTAAGTGACGCGGTATCAGACGCACAAAAGGAATTCAATGACGCGACATCGGCTGTCCAGCGACAGCAGCGAGAAATTGCAAACTGGGGTACGAATACAACGAGAGGGCGGCAGGCTGCCGAGGCGCTTAGCGGCGCACAGGATAACCTAGCTATAGCTACCCTTGAGCTGGAGAAGGCCCAGAACAGACTGAGTCAGACCCAAAACGCCATTAACATTGGCCGCGCTACGCTAAACGGAACGATGAAGCAAGGTATCGATTTGCTGCGCAGGGATGGGCAGGAAGCGGGAATTGCTGCCGGCATGATGAGCAAGTTGGGAGATATGATTAATTTTGCGGCCAAGGCAAAAGACAAATTCAACTCCAGCAGCCTCATGATTGAACGCCCGAAAGATGTTCAGGAGTATCTGGATAAGCTACAGGATCAGGTAACACTTCAGAGCGAGCTTAATGACAGGAAGCGAGCGCAATTAAGGGCTGAGCAGGACATTAGGAAACTCGGTGGATCAGAGGCGGATGTTAACCTTGCTCGTGACAGAGCAGCAGCTGAATTCGATGCTCAACAAGCGCAGCAAAATAACAAAAAGGCCACCAAGGAAGCGGAATCTGAGGCTAAGAAACTTGCTAACCAGCAGGAATCGGTAAACCAAAAACTTGAAAATCTGCGCCAGCAATCAGAGCTCGCTGCTGGCTCAACGCAGGAGTTAAGCCGGGAGCAGGCAGTATTACAGGCTCAGCAATCACTAGGTAAGGGAGCCACCCAAGAGCAAATTGCTCTTGCCGGTAAATACCGTGGAGAAATATGGGATACGGCTAATGCCCTCAAAGCCCAGGCTGCGGCAGAAAAACTGCTCCCTGAAGCCAGAGAGAATGCGTCTTACCAGCAGGATGTTAAAGATCTGCAAACTGCACTGGCCGCCAAAAAAATCACTCAGCAGCAGTACAATCAGACCAGTGAGCAACTGGAGGCTCAGCACCAGGTTAATCTGGCTAAGATACGCGCTCAGCAAACTGTAAGCCCCATGCAGGAAGCTCGGGGGCAGATTGACCCTGTCCAACAGCTGGCTAACCAGCACGCGCAGGAGTTGGCTCTAATCCAGCAGTTTGAATCGCAGAAGGGGCAGATTACTCAGCGCGGACTTGAGCTGATGAATGCCGCTAACACTCAGTACGAGCAACAGCGCATAGCGGCGCAGTGGGAGATATGGCGACAACAAAATGCAGGATATGAAGTAGCTGCCGCGGCGTTTGATTCATTTGCTGGAAACGCCTCCAACGCCCTCACTGGCATAATCACTGGCAGCATGTCTGTCAGCGAAGCTATGCGGTCGCTAGGCTCGACGGTACTTAACAGCGTCATCAACTCCTTTGTTCAGATGGGGGTTGAGTGGTTGAAGTCTGTAATTATGGGTCAGGCTGGCATGACCGCCGCTTCTGGAATGGCTATTGCGCAAGGGCAGCTAATCGCCGCTTCCATGGCCCCTGCAGCCGCAATGACATCTCTTGCAACTGCTGGCGCGAATGCAGTGCCGGCACAGGCGGGAATAGCTTCAACAGTTGGCATGGCGCAGGCCCTTTCAATAGCGGGAGCGCGGTACAATGGCGGACCGGTATCAGCCGGTGGCCTGTATCAGGTCGGCGAGAAAGGTAAGCCAGAGATTTACCAGGCCAGCACCGGCAAGCAGTACATGATCCCCGGCGATAACGGTCGCGTCATCAGTAACCGCGATATGGGCGGTGGTGGCGGGGCGTTCAGTTACAGCCCGGTCATTCAGGTTAACGGGGATCCGACTGAGCAGCAGTTGGCCATGCTCGAGGCCGCAGTCAAGCGCGGGGCGCAGCAGGGCTATGCCATGGCTGTCAGTGACGTCGCCAGCGGCAAAGGAAAACTCTCCAACGCACTGACCAACAACTTCAACACCAGTCAACGCCTCACATAAGGAGTTCTCATGGGGATCAGCAGCACCATTGATTTCCCGCACCAGTACCTGCCAATGCCTCAGCGTTCCGGACATGGATTCACTCCGGTAAGCCCCCTCCAGCGTTCCACTATGACATCCGGCCGCACGCGGCAGCGCCGCAAATACACCTCGGTTCCAACTGAGGCGGGTGTTTCATGGGTGTTCACTGATGCCCAGGCGCAGCTGTTTGAGGTGTGGTATCGGGATGTTATTACGGACGGCGCAGCATGGTTCAACATGCGCATGCGCACGCCAATGGGCGTTGGTGACTACGTCTGCCGGTTCAAGGATATCTACGACGGGCCGGTGCTGTTCGGGTTGGGGTTCTGGAAATTCACGGCAACACTGGAGCTTTGGGATCGTCCAATCCTGCCAGCTGGCTGGGGTAATTTCCCTGAGTTCATCGTGGGGCAGAGCATTATCGATTACGCGCTCAACAAGGAGTGGCCTGAAGCATGACCAGTCCAACCCTGAACAGGCTTTACGCCAGTGGCGGCAGCGAGGCGCTACTGAATACGCTGCAGATTACCGTCGGTGGGCAGGATTACTGGCTGGTCGAGAACTTCGAAGATATCACCGCTGCTACAGAGGCGGGGGCGACAGTGACATTCCAGGCGGCTGCCATGGCCGTCGCGCTGCCAGCCAGGAACAAAGACGGCACGCAGGATCTGCAGTTCGCCATCAGCAACATTGACGGCATTGTTTCCACTGCGATACGCAACGCCCTGGCTAACCTGAACAACGGCACGCTGGTAATGCGGCAGTACATATCGACCGACCTTAGCTACCCGGCGGCACCACCGATCGTTCTGCAGATTAAGGACGGGTACTGGAAGGCGACCGAGGTGCAAATTACTGCCGGATTCCTGAATATCCTGAAAACCGCGTGGCCGCGCTATCGCTACACGCTGCCTGTATTCCCGGGACTCCGCTACCTCCAGTAGGAAATGACCATGTTCAATCCTGATAAATACCGTTCTGTCGAGTGGCAGAAGGGCGGACGCGCTTACCCCGCGCTGGACTGCTTTGGCATCGTTAACGAAATCAGGCGCGATCTTGGCCTGGTGCCGTGGCCGGATTTCGCCGGAGTCACGAAGGATGATAACGGACTTGACCGCGAGGCGCGGGGGTTGATGGCTGGCCTGGCTCGATGTGAACCGGTCCCGGGCGCGGGTATCGCCTGTTATTCCGGTTCAGTGGTGACACACGTTGCCATCGTGGTCGAGATTGACGGCCAGCTGCGTGCCGCAGAGTGCAATCCCCGCACCAACGTAACTTTTCTGCCGCTGGCGCGGTTTGCGCGCCGCTTTGTCCGTGTGGAGTATTACCAGTGACGATCCGAATCTATCCATCCCGGTTGCCGGGCGAACCGCTGGAAACGCATCAACATGAAAAGATGACCATCAGCGCTTGGTTTACGCAGAACGTGAAGGGCTGGACACCGGATCAGCAGCACCCGGTCGCGGTTGAAATCAATGGACTTCCCGTCCCGGCGTCAGAGTGGCCACTGTGCGTCATCAAACGAGAAACCGACGTCAGGATGTATCCGGTGCCCTACGGTACCGGTGCAGAAATCGCTATCTGGGTTGCCGTCAGCGTAGCCGTCGCCTCTGCTGCATACAGCATCTACATGATGAGTACCATGTCGCAGGCAGGCGGCGGCGGTTCCCAGGCGGCCAGCGGTGACCAGATTGACCTCAACCCGGCAAAAGCGAACGCTGCGAAACTGGGAGACCCCATTCGGGAAATCTTCGGCAAATATCGCGTCTGGCCTGATTACGTGGTGCAGCCGGTGAGCCGGTTCGTCAACGAGACCAGCATGGAAACCAGCATGTTCCTGTGTGTGGGTGTCGGCGACATGGTGATTAACCAGTCCGATATCCGGATCGGCAATACGCCGATCTCCGCCTTCGGCACCGACGTGCGTTACACCATCTACCCACCAGGCGCCACGGTCTCCGGCGACACGCGCACTGAAAACTGGTTCAACTCACCAGAGGTCGGGAATACCGGCTCCGGTACCGCCGGGCTGGATCTGGGCTCAAGCGGCCCGGAGACGGTCAGTATTATCGCTGATGCGCTGGTAGTGTCCGGGAACTCCATCACGCTGGTTGACGTATCGTCTTCTGGCGATGAGGAGATCCCGCCGTCGTGGACCGTTGGAACGGTGATCACCGTGCTGGCGCCGAACTCTTATACGGTCGTGTCGTCCGGCGGTTACAGCGTGATTTATGGCGGGGTAGAGGAACTGGCGCCAGTGGTCGGAATGCCGGTGTCCCTGAGCTATAACGGCAACGACTACGATCTGGTGATCGCCAGCTACGCCCCGGGAGTTCCGCCGGTGCCGGGTGTGGGCGGTAGCGCCGCCAGCATCACCGCGAGTGCCGCACCGACGACCTACGATTTCAGCAGCACGCCTGTGACGTTCAGCATCAGCTGGCAGGGCACGACCTACCCGGTATCGCTGGTTACCAATTACGTCACCATGTCGGGACTGGTTTCCTCGATCACCTCGCAGCTCTCCGGCTCAGGCCTGGTCGCGCGCGATAACAGCGGGCGGCTGGAAATCGTCGAATCCAGCAGCCCGTACGCTGGCGGTTCCATCACTAACAGCCCGTTACCCGTTGCTGTGTTCGGCGACGCGCCGGTCAATACGGCTGGCGTGAAATCAACGGGCGGCACGGCGGAGGTAAGGGCGCACATTACCCTGGCCTACAACAGCGCCACTGGCACCCCATTCACCGGACTGCCGGAGGGCATTCAGCGGTTTTCTCTGGGATTGTCTGGCAATCAGTTCCGTATCACCGATGTGGACAGCCAGACGGTCACGGTTGAGCGGCTTACGGTCACCATCGGCCCGGGCGGTGAGACCATCACGACTCCAGATCCATCGTGGCCTGGCTTCACTGAGCGTACGCTGCTGGATGCGACCGTGACTGGTGTCAGCGACGATTACGAATGGGTTGGTCCGTTCCTGGCCTGCCCGGACGGCGAAACGCTGGACGCATTCGAGGTGAACATCAACTTCCAGAGCGGCCTGGTGCGTTATACCGACCAGGGGAATAAGCGTTCCATGCCGGTACGCCTGGTGATCCAGTATCGCAAGGTTGGCACCACCACCTGGCAGCAACAGTCTCCGTTCTATTCCCGTAGCACCGAGAACCAGATTGGGTTTACACATCGCTACAACGTGTCACCCGGGCAGTATGAGATCCGGATGCGTCGCACCGAACCGGTTAAAGGGGGCAGCACTCGCGACCAGGTATTCTGGCAGGCGCTGCGCTCCAGGCTGAGCAAACGCCCAACAAAGTACGATGGCGTCACCACCATGGCGCTGACCGTGCGGACAGGGAACCGCCTGGCGGCCATGTCCGATCGCCGGATTAGCGTCACGCCAACCCGGATTTACAGCGGCGGCAGAACGGCGCGGAGCATCAGTGGTGCGCTTTACCACGTCTTGGAGTCACTGGGGTTCACGACCAGCCAGATTGACACGGCGGCGATTGACGCGCTGGAGCAAACCTACTGGACGCCACGCGGTGAGAAGTTCGACTGGGCGAGCGGTGAGAGCAAATCAGCACTCGAGGTACTGCAGCAAATCACTAACGCCGGGATGGGGTATTTCCTGCTGTCTGACGGCCTGGCTTCTGCCGGCAGGGAAGGCATTAAACCCTGGGTCGGCATGATCACCCCGCAGGAAACCACCGAGGAGCTGCAGACCGCTTTCAAAGCCCCGTCGCAGGACGACTACGACGGCGTGGACGTGACCTATATCAACGGCACCACCTGGGCAGAGGAAACCGTGCAGTGCCGGCAGCCAGGCAATCCAACACCGCTGAAAATTGAGAGCTACACGCTGGATGGCGTTCTGGATGAAGACCGCGCCTACCGCATCGGCATGCGCCGGTTGCTGGGCTACCAGCTGCAGCGCCTGCAGCACACCACCTCAACCGAGATGGATGCGCTTTGTTATGAGTTCATGGATCGCATTGTGCTGGCCGACGATATCCCCGGCGGTCAGCAGCTGAGCTGCCTGATTACGGATATGAAGTATGACAGCAGCAAAATCACGCTGACGCTCAGCGAGTCACCGGACTGGTCGTTCCAAAGCCCGCGCGTGATTATTCGCCACCAGGACGGCAGGGCATCAGCCATGCTGGTGCCGACACGCATTGACGACTTCACTATCTCGGTGCCGTACAGCTCCACGCTGGAGCCGGAATTGTGGGCGATGAATGACGCGTACATTGAACCGCCACGCCTGCTGTTCTGCTCGTCTGTGCGTGTGCCGTACGACGCACTGATAGGGGAAATATCTCCGGGCAATGACGGTATCAGCCAGGTGACGGCCATCCAGTACCACCCAGGAAAGTACGCCTACGACGACGCTACCTATCCCGGCAACGTCGCTTAACTGCAAATCAAAATTATCTTACCCGCTTCGGCGGGTTTTTTTATGCCCGGAGCGAGCATGACCACATACGCCACGAATAACCCGATAGGGTCCATGGATCCGAAGGACCTTTTCGATAATGCCCAGAACATGGACTTTGCTGTAAACGATATTACGCAGCTAATTTGGTTGGATCGTTTTGGTAAAAGTCGAAAAACATTCTGGGGCATGGAGCAAGAGTTTTCAGCTCAGTTGCTCAACCAGCAGCAGCGGTTTAATAATTTTATTCAAAGTTCGGGGTACAAGGTTATTGGTGAATACACCGATGGACCTTTGACAATCACTGACTATAACGAGCTCATTCGTTATCAGGATGAGCTCTGGAAACTAACTGCAGCAACCAGCATCCCGTACACCACTACTGGTAATGACGCAGCATCCTGGGCAAATGATGCTGTTCATTTTGTCAGCGTTGGAGATGCAGCTTTGCGCCAGGAACTGGCCGCGTCCAGTGGTGCGGGGCTTGTTGGGATCAGGCAGTCAAACGTTTACAAAGAAACTCCGTTCGTATCGCCTGAAATGTACGGCGCTCTGGATACCATTTCGGCTGCTGATACCCAGGCTCTCATCGACGCATTTAGTGCAGCAAAAGCCATGGGGGTCGGCGTAAAATTATCGCGTCTGTATACCTGTGCGAGCAACATAACCCTTACTGCGTTTATTTCAGATGTCTTTGGCTTAGGGCAGGGCCAGACAGGGATTATATTCGAAGCAGGGCTCGGTATCGTTGTCGATAACTCCTCGATATCCGGCACCCGCAAAGCGATGCGGATTGTTAATACGTCTTTACGCACCAGGGGAAACCGGAATGCTACCGCGCTGAAATTTACCGGGACACACACGGCTAAATACGGCGAACAGCTGAAACTTACGGACGTTCTTTTTGCTACTGACGAAACTGGAGCCTTTGGTTGGGACTGCTGTGTGCACCTGGATAAAGCAAGCCAGGTGTTTATGGATCACTGCTCCATGAGTGGCCTTGATGCTGTACCAACCAATTGCTGTATACGATTAACGAACCAATCGAGGGATATTAATTTCACGAACGGCTGCGCAAGTGATTTCCTGGACTTCCTCGATTTTACAAGTGGAGCCGAAGGTGTCACGGTGGCGTTTAACCATATCATTGCCGGACAGCGAGGTATCGTTTCCCATGATACCGGCGGGAATATGATTTTCGTCCTCGGTAACCACTTCAACACTTCAATTTCAGCGGTTGAACTTGGCGAGGGAACAGGATTAGGAAGCAACCACTGCAAGATCGCCAATAACTTCTGTATCGTCTATAACAAGCCAGGGGATGAAAGCAAACCGTACGTTGCGTTCGATATTTGCTCGAATGAAAACGTCCTTTCATCGAATGATGTCCTGCTCACCGGGTTCACAAAAGATGCAACTCATACCCGACTGAGACGGAATACGTCAGCTACACGATCTGCATCCAATAATACAATTTCTAACCCTATTTCAAGTGGATTAACTCGCGGTGTAGTGATAGCGACCGGTGCAGTTAACAACCAGGTATTTGGTAATCAGCGCATTGGCATGACCCTGGCTAATGACATCGTTGATAACGGCACTAATACCAAATACTGGTTGCTGGATTCTGACAATAACGCATTCCTTACTGGAGATATTAAACTCGCAAGACCCGGCATGGCTGGGGTCAGGCAGTTGCGTGTGCATACTGGTCTGGATACCACGACAGCCAGCGGAGTTCTGCGTTTTATCGGTGGTGCTGACGGGGTGGCAAATGACGCGATCATGGAGTCAACATTCAGGGAGGTGGTCACCAAAACAATCCGGCCATCCACAACGAACGCCTATAGTTGCGGAGTATCGGGCGCTGCATGGTCCGGTGGATTTACCCAGACCGCTTTCACAGTAACTTCTGATGAACGTTCCAAAACTTCCCCATTAGAGATTTCTGACGCAATGCTGGATGCGTGGTCGGAAGTAAAATGGTGCCAATATAAATTTCTGGACAGGGTGGAAGAGAAAGGTGAAGACGCGAGGTGGCATTTTGGCATTGTTGCCCAGCGTGCTGTTGAGGCATTTGCGCGTTATGGTCTTGATGCCTTCGAGTTCGGATTCGCCTGCTATGACGAATGGGGAGATCAGGGGGAAGTAGTTCAGCATTATGAAGCAACGCCAGATCTTTATGATGCTAACGGGAATCTGGTTCAGCCAGGAAGTGCTGCTTATTCAGAAGTTATCACACCCGCGAGGAAGGCTGGTTCTAAATATGGTATTCGTTATGAAGAAGCCTTCGCGCTTGAGGCGGAGCTTCAGCGCCGCAATTATGCGCGGTTGTTAAAGCGTGTTGAGGCGCTGGAGGGAGCAATCCATGGCTGATTTTTCTCCGTTTGTACACGCTGCCATAGCCGTAACCCTTCAATGCGCTGTCGGACTGGTTTCTGGGATGTGGGGTGCTGGCGGCGCGATAGGCTGCATGTGGTTTATAGCCCGCGAGCACACCCAGGCAGAGTATCGCTGGATCGCACAGTTCGGCGGCGGAAAACGGGCCAATATGCCGTGGTGGGGCGGGTTCTCCTTGCGCGTATGGAATCTGCCCAGCCTGCTGGACTGGCTCGTTCCGGTTCTGGCCTGCACCGCCGTGTATTTTGTCGCCGCCCTTTAACTCCTGGCGGTATTGATAGGTGTCTCCACATTGATCTGCACTCACATTAAAACTACTGTATATAAAAACAGTGAAAGGAGTGCAGATCATGGGCTTTCCTTCACCTGCTGCAGATTATGTTGAAACACGAATCTCCCTCGATCAGCAGTTAATCAGCCAGCCCGCAGCGACTTATTTCATGCGTGCATCGCGTTCACATTTCAGGGAAGGGATAATTCAGGGGGCGCTGCTTGTTGTTGATGCCTCACTTTCAGCCTGTGATGGCTCGCTGCTGATCTGCGCGATAGACGGAGAATTTAGGATCAAGCGATATCGGACACATCCTCAACCCCACCTCGTTAATCTGGAGAACGGGAGAAAGGAGGCGCTGCCAGTAGATGATGGCGGTTACAGTTCTGCACCCGCTGTATTTGGGGTGCTTACTTACATCATCAATGACGCCAGGAATGCAGAGTTTGATGATTGCCCGGTGATGTGAGCACATCACTGTTAAGTGAAGTATGAAGTGGGGTTACGTGGTTGAGGTTAATTATCATTTCTGTCTGGATTGTTAGACAAACCAATCCCTACCTTTACTGTAGCGAACACCATGATACATAGAGTGACTATTACAGAAGATATCAATGAGAGGATAGTGATCATAACGCTTCTTAATGTTAGATGGATTCGACTATTAGACTACTACATTGTGGAAAGGTTCCTGGTAATTCTCGCACACTCAATAAAGTAGGTATTGTCGACACCCCGGATGCAAGAATGTAACTCGGTGTGCTATGGATATAGACGACTTGAAGACGTGACTTGTGGGGCATACTTGGGGCAAAAATGTCTGCTTTGGGGCATTTTGGGGCATGAATGGGACATTATTGCACACATGAAGTTTACCGAATTTCATGCGAAACTATTTTTTAATGCATTGAATAAACTAAAGAAAACACATGCTCTTGGGCGTTCTTTAGTGATTTTTAAAATGCCCGCGTCACGCAGTTAAAGTGACGGGCATACTCTTCAAGGCTGGTGATCCCCAACCGCACCCATTTAGGATGCGACCATTGCGGCAGACCGATGTAAATCATAACGCGTGAAGGATCTCTTCCACGCTACGCACACGGGCGATGCGCGGGTAGATATGATTAATGCTGTTATTGTGTTGCTCGGCGCTGGCGGCACTACAGGCGTCTTCGGCAATCACCAGATTAAAGCCAAGTTCCCAGGCATTGCGGGCGGTGGATTCAACACCGATATTGGTCGAGATCCCACATAACACAATTGTATCGATACCTCGGCGGCGTAACCGCACCTCGACCATATTGCAGGATTTTACCGTTGGGTAATTTCATCCATCCATCACCACTGGCAAAAAAAGCCATATCCGGTATCTGATTTTCCCCTGTTCCCACATCCCGTTTTGCCGCTTCTCCCAAACCAACCTTTCAAATATTTTTCTGAATCAGGTGATATTTCGCCTCTTCTCCTGTTTTTACAACAGGAGAAGCACTCATGATTTACGGTTATGCCCGAGTATCAACAAACCACCAGGACACTGAATTGCAACTAACGGCGCTCAAGTCAGCGGGTTGTGAGAAAATTTTTGAAGAGCATGCCAGCGGGAGGAAATCGAATCGGCCGGTTCTAAAACGGCTGATCGCCACTATGCAGCCGGGGGATGAACTGGTGGTCTGGAAGCTGGACAGGATAGGCCGCAACGTTCTGCATGCGCTGTTGATGTTCCAGCAGTTACAGGAAAAGGGTATCAACTTCCGCAGTATTACCGATGGCGTGGATCTCAAAACAGCCAGCGGCCGCTATAACTTTCGTAACATCCTTTCCGCAGCACAATATGAATCTGATCTTAATAGCGAACGTACCTTAGCAGGGCTGGCCGTAGCCAGGGCAAAAGGGCGAGTTGGTGGTCGCAGGCCTAAGTTCACGGATGAGCAATGGCGGGAAATGGGGGAGCGGATGGCAACCGGTGAATCACGACAAAGCGTATCAAAAACGTATGGAGTAGGGCTCTCAACTCTGTATAAAAAGTTTCCAGCTAGCTGATAACGGGAAAGAAACAGAGAAGGGCACAAATATTGTGTACTTTAATGTGCCCTTTAATTTATTGATTGGTGGTTGAATTGTCCGTAACTTTTTGATTTAAGTGCAAATTTCTAATAAATTAGAACACTTTCTTAAATGGTTTCACTGAAACGTGTTCATAGACTCCTGCCGCTACGTACGGGTCAGCATCGGCCCAGGCCTGAGCTGCTTCCAGCGATTCAAATTCAGCAATAACGGTTGAGCCAGTAAATCCCGCAGCCCCTGGATCGTTACTGTCTACCGCTGGCATTGGACCAGCTGTCAACAAACGACCTTCATCATGCAGTAACTGTAAACGTGCTAAATGTGCCGGACGAACGGAAAGGCGTTTTTCGAGGCTATCAGCTTTGTCTTGAGCGTAAATAACATACAACACGGGCACAACTCCTTGTTCGGGAAAGTTGTAAAGTACGTTATTTGAAAGGGCGAAGATCTGCAACGGAAAGATGATGTCTTTGTTAAGGCCATGCATAAAGTAAGGGTAATTACGCCAAAAATGACATTTTCACTGATCCTGATCGTCTTGCCTTATTGAATATGATTGCTATTTGCATTTAAAATCGAGACCTGGTTTTTCTACTGAAATGATTATGACTTCAATGACCCTTGATTTACCTCGCCGCTTCCCCTGGCCGACGTTACTTTCGGTCTGCATTCATGGTGCTGTTGTGGCGGGTCTGCTCTATACCTCGGTACATCAGGTTATTGAACTACCTGCGCCTGCGCAGCCGATTTCTGTCACGATGGTTACGCCTGCTGATCTCGAACCGCCACAAGCCGTTCAGCCGCCACCGGAGCCGGTGGTAGAGCCAGAACCGGAACCTGAGCCGATCCCCGAACCGCCAAAAGAAGCACCGGTGGTCATTGAAAAGCCGAAGCCGAAACCTAAGCCAAAACCGAAGCCGGTGAAAAAGGTACAGGAGCAGCCAAAACGCGATGTCAAACCCGTAGAGTCGCGTCCGGCATCACCGTTTGAAAATACGGCACCGGCACGCCTGACATCAAGTACAGCAACGGCTGCAACCAGCAAGCCGGTTACCAGTGTGGCTTCAGGACCACGCGCATTAAGCCGTAATCAGCCGCAGTATCCGGCACGAGCACAGGCATTGCGCATTGAAGGGCAGGTTAAAGTTAAATTTGACGTTACGCCGGATGGTCGCGTGGATAACGTACAAATCCTCTCAGCCAAGCCTGCGAACATGTTTGAGCGTGAGGTGAAAAATGCGATGCGCAGATGGCGTTATGAGCCGGGTAAGCCAGGCAGTGGGATTGTGGTGAATATCCTGTTTAAAATTAACGGCACCACCGAAATTCAGTAAGCAGAAAGTCAAAAGCCTCCGACCGGAGGCTTTTGACTATTACTCAACAGGTAAGGCGCGAGGTTTTCCTTCAGGATCAACCGCGACATACTTAAATAATGCTTCTGTCGCTTTATAGCGTTGCCCAATTGGTTCAGACGCTACTTTTTTCACCCACACTTCAATATTAATGCTGACCGATGTCGTCCCTTTCTGGACACAGCGTGCATAGCAGCACACCACATCGCCGACCGCAACCGGCCGTAAGAAAGTCATTCCTTCAACCCGCACAGTCACTACGCGACCGTGGGCAATTTCTTTTGCCAGAATAGCGCCGCCAATATCCATTTGTGACATTAACCAACCACCAAAGATGTCACCATTGGCATTGGTATCGGCGGGCATGGCTAAAGTACGTAAAACAAGATCGCCCTGAGGGACGTTATGTGTTGTAGACATGGTAAAACCGACTTAAAAGGAAAATCACAGGCGCGATGCTACTATGATTTTCCTGAGGAGAACAGAGGAGATACAGCGCCAGCCCCGAAGGACTGGCAGTCTGGTTAGGATTTATCTTCCTGAGGCATAATACTTCAACGAGTTCTGCTTTATCGTGTTTTATTGCGTTTAAAATTATTCCCGCCAAAACCGCGCCGTTACTCACTTCATTGTTTATAACTCTTTAACGTGTTTTATTTTGTATGGTTGCAATTTACGTGTTTTGTGTACACTGCTGAGTACATGGCTCAGGGGTGTACACGATGCTCACAGATACAAAACTTCGTAAGGCGCTTGGTAAGCGCAGAGAGAGTGTGGAAGTTCTCTCAGATTCAAACGGGCTTAATGTCAGGTTAAGCATAACTGGTGGCGTAACTTTCTTCTACCGTTATCGCTGGCAGGGTAAGCCGGTGCAACTCAGTATAGGTGAATACCCAGCCTATTCATTAGCGCAGGCAAGAGACCGCAGGCAGCAGTTTCGCGCCTGGCTGAGTGAGGGTTACGATCCACGCCAGAAGGTTCTGGTTGAGAAAGCAGAAAGGATAGAGGCGCTAACGGTTGACCAGGCGTATGAGTACTGGGTAAAGCATTACTGCATTCCCGAGGGTCTGATCAAAATCGATGCCAATACCAGGAGCTTTCAGAAGCACATTAGCCCGCGCATTGGCAGGGCGATGGTTGATCAGACGTTCAAGGCTAACTGGCTTGATGTGTTCGACGAGATGGGGCGTTCGGTTATTACTGGTGAGATGCTGTCATTAATGAAGCGCGCGTTCCGGTTCTGCCATAACCGAGGGGTAATTAAAAACAACCCGCTTGAATCCTTGCGCAGATCAGACGTTGGTATTGCAGCGAAGATGAAGGAGAGGCGACTCTCCGACGAAGAGATCAAAGTGGTTTGGGATACACTTTTCGCGCTCCCTCCATCACAGCAACTTGTTATACGGTTCATGCTCCTGACTGGGTGCAGGGCTGCAGAAATAAGGAAATCGCGCTGGGACTGGTACAACTTTAATGAAAAGACCTGGACGGTACCGGCTGAGGATTACAAAACAGGGAAGACGATCAGGAGGGCATTGCCTGAAGTGGCGATCAGGCTGCTTCAGGAGCATAAAAGAGGTTCGGTCACTAAGCACGTTTTAACACCGGCTCAGTTCCGAGATAAAGAAGACATTCCACCTACTCAGGCCCTAGTCTCGACCTATTCCATGCAGGTGATCAGAAAGACAGACATGAAACAGTGGTCTCTGCATGACCTGAGGCGCACCGTTGCAACCAGGTTGTCAGAACTTGGCGCGCCACCGCATGTTATTGAAAAGCTGCTTGGTCATCAGATGGGTGGGGTGATGGCCAGATACAACCTGCACGACTATATGGATGACCAGCGCGAGTGGTTGGGTATTTGGCAGAATCACCTGCAGAGCATTATTGGGTATCAGCTTTAGAGGCGTTGACCTGCATTTCCCACGAAACGATCTCCGACTCTCTCCAGCGTTTTGGGTTGCCGGGGATTGTTGGTTTGGGGAAAGGGCAGGTGAAGCCAGCAGGCATTCGCTCCGGGGTGCTCCAGAAATACAGAGTGCTCCGGGAAATCTTATAGCGAGCCAGTACGTCACTGGTAAGCAGGATACTGTCATTCATAGCTGTCTCCAGGCAAAAAGAAGCCCTCGCAATGGAGGGCTGAAAGGGGGATAACGTGGCAGTGCATTCGCACCCAATAGCCAGCTCATAACTGGCTATCAGTTGCGTCAGTCGTCTCCATCTTCGTCCCAGTCCTCGTCGTAATATGGCGAGGCGAGAAGAGGGTTGGTTGCTGAGAGAATCTCTCCGGCGGCGCCCTGCCGCTGAAGTCGACGAAGCGCTTCGTATAGCTCGAAAGCCTCGGTTCGCTCATCACCAATATCGAGTGAGCACGCCACTTTGTGCGCCTCGGTGACCAGGGTTGATAGCTGGTTTAGGATGTCCTGAATGGTGCTCATAGTTCTCCTTACGCCGCGCGATGGGCACGCAGCTTCTTCAGGTGTTCTGCTGTTTCGATTTCTTCAGCGATCCGCTCGGCCTCTGCTTTGGTCAGCGGCTCGAAATCCTGATTAAAGCGGCCCATGCTGGCAATGCAGGTGCGGCCGTTGCGGATGTAGTGGATTACTTCGTGGGTAGCGCGGAGGATTTTGCATGGCGCGCCGAAATCATCGGCGTACCAGGTATTAGGCTGGATTATCCTGAACATTGGGCACCACCTTAAATTCGATAACCCAAACCCATGGGTTAGCTTCCCAGTTGTCGGCACCGTAGATGCTCATCCAAAGGTCACGGAAGTTAATGCGATATTCCCATCCGGGAAGAACCCCGCCGGAAGGCGGCGTAATGCCTTCTGACTTTGCATCGTCCTCACTCAGATCTCTAAGTCGCTCAACACGCACGCCGGTAATCTCCAGAGTTAGACGACTGGCCCAGCGCGGCATGTGAATCGAAGGCGTCCAGCGTATTTCATCAGCCGGCGGCACATTCTCGTAATGAGTTGGAAGGTGCTCAGGATAATCCGCGCGATAAAGTTTCAGGTCCGGCGCGCCAGCACCAGCTTCAGCCCACGTTTCGCGCACCCAGATGCGATCGCCGACGGCACCGAACGGGCAGGTGTAGCCTTCATTCTCATCTGCAACGCCAAACACATCTTTCTTTGCAGGCTGCAGGTATCCGTTTTTATCGACCACGCCAGGCGTGTACCAGTGTGCGTTTAAATCCAGATCGTAACCGTTATGCGTTGGGTGGAAGCCATCAGACGGCTGAATTTTCATGATGCGCCGCGTCTGCGTCTTCCGGCCGTCGAGGATGGCGCGCACCATCTCGCCGTTAAAAATCATTCCGCGCTCTTTCACTGGATTCCCCTCTGCTTATTCTTCAGCTCGATGACGGATTGGCAATCCGCGCACGTCTGGCAACCGGGAACGGCAGAGCGCCGCGGCTCGGAAATTGGTTCGTCGCATTCTTCACAACGCTCAGCTGATACGGCGTTACGGTTGAGGCGGTGAGCGGAAAGGGCAGCGTTACGCTGAAGCTCTTCAATCTCTGCTGCTGTGTCGATGATGTCCATGGTCAATGCTCCCGGAACTGTCGGTTAATTCGGTTGAAGGTGAACGCCAGCAATAAAAAGGGCCGACTTAGCGACCCGGGGAATTTTGTTGTCATTGTTCGGCTCCAAACCGCCCGTTAAGGCGGCCAGTTTTGACGACAAACTCCAGGAGGCTAACTCCCAGAGATTCAATTTTCTTGTGATGCTTGTTGATGATTGGAGGCACCGTTTCGTTCCAGTTTGGCTTTGGCTTCTTGCGCATGGCCTGCTGGATTTCCTCGGTGCAGCGGCGGCAGGCGGCGCGTACGGCGTTGTCTGTTTCAGATGTCATGACTTGCCCCCATGATTTGCAAATTCTCCATGGACTTGCTCGCGGAGTGCCCTGATTGCCACCTCGGCATCTGCAATTTCCTTGAAGTGTCCGGCAGTGAAATACTTGCCGTTAATAATCACCCTGGCGCGCCACCGCTTACGATGCTTATCCCAATTAACCCCTTTCACACCGCTCGTGTTATTACTGCGCAGTGGCATATTTAATTGATTAAGTTGGTGGGTGACTTCACGTAGGTTGCCGATGGAGTTGTTGAGCTTGTTATTGTCGATATGGTCAATCTCTTTGGGCCAAACCCCATAACAGAAGAACCAAGCCAGCCGATGGGCGAGATAGCACTTCTTGCCGCAAGCTATTCGCCAGTAACCCTTGCTGTGCATCCTGCCGATCGGGTTTCCACTTTTCCTTCCAAAGAACTGGCGGTAAATTTGTTGTACGCAATCCCGGGAAACTCGTCGTTATAAATAAGCTGATCAATACCTTCGGTCATGCAGCCTCCCGCTCCGGATCGTTTACATCCCAGCCATTACGCTCAATATTGGTTTGCAGCCGCTTATCTCCTACCTCTTCAATGCAGCGGACAGTAATCTCGGCGACTTCAGCGTTTGTGTGTCGCCACAGCAGCGCCAGCTCTTCGAGAGACCACGCTTTCATAGCACTGACTCCATTTCGTCGATGTAGAGGCCCTGAGCAATCAGGCGACTACGGCGGGCGGCACGTTCAATGCACTCCTGCCGTCGGCCTTCCTGCGATTGCTCAATGGCGCGCCGGGTGAATAGCCGTGATTTGCCCTGTGGTGTTACGACCTTAGGCTTCGTGACGAGGTCGAATGTCCGGTCGCAAATGCCGTCCTCGTTGATCCACTTTTTCGACTCAACGACCTGCGCTATCTGCCCGGTGCCGCGGGTAATGCCGTTGGCGACCCGGTTAAACTCGATGAGCGTTACGCCAAACTTCTCGGCGATTTCGCTGCCGGTTACCGGGCGGCCGCGCGTCTGAATCATCCAGATAACACGCTCACGGAGGCCGGAGAATTTCCCGGTTCGCCCTGGCCGGCGGTAAAAGGGTGTGCGTTTCATTTCCACTGTTCCCCGAACGTGAAGCCGATCTCTGCCAGCGCCTCGTCCATCTTCTCAATGAACTCCGGCACCATTTCGTTGAAATCGGTCATGTACTGCGGGTCCCGCTCAACGACGACGTGGTGAATACCTTCGCGCTTCATGCGCGGGTCGTAGTTGGCAAAGAACCAGGCGTCTTTTCCGGTCACCCACATGCTGTACTGCACCTGGGCCATGTACTCGGACTTAATGGCTTCGAAACCGCCGAGGCGGAATTTCATAAAGTCGCGGGAGGTGAACGGGCATTTCAGCTCAAGGCCGAAATTGTTACTGCAAAGGCCGTCAGGGGAGCACGCGGTGCGCATGCTCTCGTCACGGAACAGGATCGGAGACTCCGTGACTTTCACGTCAGTGGTGAACTCGAAGAGGGTGCGGGCGTCTTCCTCGTACTGCTTGCCCCAGGCCAACGCCTTGGCATTAACCTCTGGTGCTACGCCGGTGCATACCTCGGCGAGTAGGGTGTGGAAGTAGGACATCTTCATGCCCGTCCATTTGGTGCCGGAGCGCGGCTTGGAAATGACGTTATGCACTTCAGAGGCAGTAATGACGCCGAGACGCAGCCGGTGCCATGCCTCGTCGCCCTGTTGGATCGTGGTTACGTCAATGCCAGTCCGGGACAGGATAATTTCGGGTGTCATGCTGCCGCCTTAGCTTTTTTCTGAAGGAAGTTGAACCCTTTCTGTGCCTCTTCTTCAGTGAGGTCTGACGCCTCAAGAATTGGCCGTTTGAAGATGTCTCTGCACACAGGGAGGAAGTCTTTCTCCCAGTCTTTATCCAGTGTCGTTAAGAGATCGGTTATCGCCTGCAGCGTTTCTTCGCTTGCTGCTGGTGGAAGTGCTTCAGTGGTGTTGCGCGGCGTGACGTCACGGATATCAACGTCCAGTGATTTGCCTTCCATTTCTTCGGCGGTAGGCTGCTGTCCAATCTCAGGCCATGCCTTACGCAACGCCTGGGCTTCTGCGCATTTCGCCAGCTGGCCGTATGGGCGCTTTTTCCACATTGCATTCGGCGCCGTGGTGTCGCGGCCGGCGGTGGCATAGTTTTCAATCCAGTATTCTTTGGCGCTGAACTCGACGATCTCGCCGCTGGGCATGCGCTTGTAGACGGTGTATTTGCACCACTGAGGGAAGGTCACCTCGACACCAGAAAGTGTCTGCGTCGTGTCTGGCCCGAACTCAGGCTCGCGAGCCCCGGCATAATCGCCGGAACGGTCTGCCTGAATGCGGTAAAGCCCGATGCCAGGCATGACCACGTCGCGCCAGTCACCTTTACCTGTTTTCGAGTCTTTGACGTACATCGGAACGAGGTGGACAGGTTTGAGCAACGGATCCAACTGGCGGGCGCGGCAGTAATCAAGCGCCATCATTACCGATTCGTCTTTGGCGCCAGGGTAGATGCTGTTCTTCAGCGCGCTCCAGGTGGAGACGTCGACGCCTATCTCCTGAAGCGACGTCGCTGTGATTGTTAATTCGTTTGCCATCGTTAATCCCCTCAAAAATTAAAACGGGCAGCCGGTACGGTGTTCCCAGTCGTATTCCGCTTGGGCGTAAGCAACTGCCGAAATGAAATCGTTGTAAGCCTCGCCAGCTTTATCGCTGCGAAGTCCTTCGTATGGGCTGGAGTCAATCGGGACCGTGAAGTGGAAGAGGCCGGACGGCTCTTTTGGCATCATGTCGATGATTTTCTGAGCCCGGTCGTCGATCCACTTCTCCTTCTCGTCGGTGAGCTGCTGCTCAACCCAGCGCCGATCTTCGATGCGGTCGTAAGTGAGGTATGCGTTCATGGTTGCCTCAGTAATGAATTTTTGCGCAGGGGATTAGGTCGTCTTTAAGTGCGGTGAGCACTTCGATAGCCTGTTCGCGGGTTAAGCTGGTGTGGCTGGTGAGCGCGTTAACGATGTTGGTGCCGACCGTCTTGCGGTGCTTCACGTCAGCTTCGCGCTTTGCCTGTTCATCGGCGAGGCGCTTCTCTTCGGCCAGGCGAGCATCTTCGGCCTGTTTTGCCTTGTGGCGCTCAGCTTCCACTGCCGCAGCTTTTTCTCTTTCCGCCCGGGCTTCTGCTTCCTTCTTCTCGCGTGTCGCACGCTGTTCCGCTTCAATGCGCTGGCGTTCCGCCAGCTCTGCACGCGCTTTCTCTTCAGCTTCACGGCGCGCTGCGGCTTCAATTTCTGCTTTGTGCTTCGCTTCGGCATCGCGTCGGGCTTGCTCTGCCGCTTCACTCTTAATGCGCTCTTCATGCTCACGTTGAGCCTGTTCCGCCAGGCGGCGCTGCTCTTCGCGGTCCCGGTCAAAATCCTTATTCATCAGCAGAGCCATTTCGTGGTCCGCTTCGAACTGAATAGCCCGCTGCAAATCGATGCTCTCGTTCATCACCAGTGCTTCGGCGTGCATCGCGTTCATGGCTTCTTCAGCCTTAATACGTTCCTGCTCGGCTTCCCATTCGGTAAGTGGGCGCCGTACTTCATCCTTCAGCGCGTCCAGCCTCTCACGCACAATGCGGCGGCTTTCGTCGATCTGCTTCGGCAGGGCTTTAAGCTCGGCAACCAGATCCTTGCCGGCGTTGTCGATATAGGTTTTGGAGCGGGCAACCTTATGCGCCATGGATGCGATCGCGTCGCGGCCTTTGCGGGTCGACACATCCGGTACCAGGCTGCGAGCTTCTTTCTCGATCGCCTCAATAATAGGGTCGAGCTGCTCTTTGGTGGTGAATACCGCCATTGCGTTCTGTTTCTCAATGACGACTAAATCCGTTACTTCGCTCATGGTTTCTCCTGAAATTTGGATGTGCAGATCCCGCCCGCGTAATGCCAGGCCGATCGGTTGAATAGGGTGGTTACTGCTGCGCGATGGATTTCGCCGGGAACTCGCCGTTGCGGATGATGCTTTCTACCGGCCAGCACTCAGCTGACACTTTCTGCTCTGTAGCTGCCAGGCTGCATTCCTGCTGGCTGTCGTAAACGCCGAGAATGACATCCTGATAATCACCGTTGGTCATTGCCACGGTCAGGACGAGTGCGAATAAAGTTTCCATCAGTGAAGAGTCCTCCCGATGGCGACGGCGTAAAGGCGTTTTGCTTCTTCCCACGCCGGAGCATTGCGATGGAGCACCGCGAACGACGCGAGCCGTTGGGCCTCTCTGATCTGCTGCTGGTTTACCATGATTTCCTCTTGGCCTTATCGCGGCGAACGGAACGGTTAATACAAGACTTCAACGCATTTATTCAGTGTTTCAATGGGCGGTGGATGGCCGCCGGTTGTCATAAATGGGCAGACTCGAAAATCTGCCTATGTATGGCCGATAAAAAACCCGCCGGAGCGGGTCATTCATTCTTTGGTATGCCGCAAAGGGCGTTTAGCGTTTCAACGGGAATGGCAAGTGCGGTGCTGGTCGCTTCACGGCGTTCCACCTCAGGCAAATATGGCACTGCCTCAGGCCACATCTCAGCCAGTTTTTTAACAGTTGAGACTTTGGTTAGAGCACCTTTAACCTGCAATTGGAAGGCATCAACTTCATCGTAAAGAACGTTGATGGTTACCGTCGATTCAGTGAGTCGGTCGTGTAATTTTCCAACTTTCTTCAGCGTGCTGTAACTTTCAGGAACGAAACCCGAATCAATTACAGGCGCGAAGGAAGCTCCGAAGAACAGGTCGCTTTCAAGATCGTGCTTACCAATATGTTTTCCACGGTGGCGATAGCGATGATCCAAACCGTTCCTGGCTAATTCGTGATACTCACCATTAATAATGACCTTTAAAGTTGCAGTTTTAGCGCCGACCTGCATCTTGATGAAGGAGTTATCTTTGAAATCTTCCCGAGCCTTAGTTATTTGCTCATCGCTAGTGTTTTCCTGCTTGAGCAATGCCTGTCGAATTTCTTCAACAATTTTCGCCCTCTCATTAACCGCAGCTTTCGCTTTCTCAAACAATGGGGATGCGAGAAGCAGGTTATGGCATAGCTGATTTTTAATTTCGTTGTTAAGACGAATCATTGACTTACCCTCTGTCGTTACCCGCTGATGCGGGAGAAATGCTTTGTGGTGCAGCGCCGGGTGCTTATCTTCCGGTTGTCGTCGATGCAGCTGCAATTC